TCAGCTCGTTAATGGAGACATTATTGCCGGAGATAATGGTGGATTCAGCATCCAGAGTAACCCCGGCGGCACCGTATCAAAAGGACGCCCAAGATCATCAACACATTTTTTTAACCTGAAATCTGTAATGCTCTCTCCATTCCCTAGGCATTGACCGCTTCCTATTGACTTGATTTGCACAGCCCCAGTATCACTGGTTATAAATGTAAACAATGCGTTACGGTCACTTTCAGAGCACTGCTTAGCCACTGCCAATTGCCCGTTTAGAATAGCAAAGCATTCATTGCCATCAGGATTTTTAATCTGAACATGCCCTCCCGGTGCCGATATCAAATCCAAATCATTAGTCTTTACTTCAGATATAACCCAATTATTTACATTAAAGTCACTGCCAACAGGATTTCGGATTATCCCCCCTGTAAGAACGTTTCTGATATTAACCAATACTGGACTGGGTTCAGGGTCTACAGGGGCATTGTTGCCGACAAACTGAGTAAGAAGATTACGCTGATTTGCAGGTTCAGAAGCACAACCTGTCAGCAGTAAAACAAAAAACACAATAACTGTTTTCATCTTCTTGCTCCTCTTCCAGGAATAAAGCCAACCGGAAAATGATCAGAGGCAATTTGCCCTCTTAATAATCCGAATAACAACGAGGCCCTCAACAGAGGAAGAACAAAGCTCACTGAATTTCCAACTACTGCATAATCAAGAACACCACCACTGGCTTGCGTTGGATCTGGTGGAGCAATAATATTTACATGATTGCGAATCCCTGGTTCAAGAGTTGAAAATAGTGTAGCCGGTGAACGGTTAAAATCTCCTGCAATCATCCAGTTAGCGGCCTGTCTTATAGGATCCGTTTGTCTGTTGAAGAACTCAAAAACACTATTTACAATTGCTCCTGAATCCACGCCCCGATTCGCCAATGCATGGGTTGAGAAGAAAACATCATTACCAATTCTAATGCCGATGATCGGTCGTGATACAACAGTTGGAGGAGGTAATACAATCACCTCATCAGCTCTTCTGTTTGAAACAATCGCAAGATTTACTCTGTTAGCGAATGCATCAACACGTGAGAAATATATAAACAACTCCTGTGGGCGACTATTGGTTCCGGTATTCCAGATATACTCATTCATCGGAATACCAGGAGTGCTAAATTCTCGCTCAGTCAACGTTGCAGAAGCTGGTACTGCCCCTGCCTCCTGAACCATCAGGATATCAACAGCACCACTTCCCGTAACAAGTTGTCGGACATGTGTGTTCCATTTATTTTCTGTCGGTGCATTTGAACCCTGCAAATTCCAGGTTGCAACTTTAAAATCGCTTAAATCTGCAAAAGAAATACCCGGCAAAATCATTAACAGGAATAATAATTTTTTCATACTCCCTCCATTCCATCAGGTTTGTCATGAGGTGGAATTGGCAATGGTCTGAATGGTCTTAACTCTGGCTTAATCAGATTTGGTTTTGCCGCTCTGACAGGTGGACTTATTGCCCATAGCATTTCTTGCGTTTCTTCTTTTGCACCAGGGCATTTCTCAAGGGTGATTGTAAAAGCAAACGGTGACAATATAGTTCTGCTTAAATAGTCTGCTCTTATACACGTCTGCAAGGCACTACTTCTTATAAGCACATTACCATTAGTAGAAGGCAGTAACTGAAACTCCTGAGATAACGAGTTATCATCACAGGTATTATGTATCACCCCGTTTTTAAAGGCCTCCATGCAAGTCCCCTGGGCAACATTAACAAATTTCACTGTGCCGGCATCTTTCCCATCCACAACCTTCCAGTTCCGATTCTCACCAAAATTTACTGAATCAAAAGGAGTATACCCCCAAAGCCAGTTACGAACAGGTCTGGCCCAAATAGTAAGCAGCGCCCCACCAGTGCTCATTATTGAAACTTCAGGAAACTCAGTGTTGTTGGCTCCAAGTGTTGGAGTTGCACCGTTTGAAGTCACTGCAATACCTTGTCCAGGGATTCCAACCAATTCTACATTTTTTCCCGGAGGTGAAGGTGAATCACCGATCCCATTCGAGCAACCAGTAATTATAAGTGTGCACAAAAATGCAATTAGTTTTTTATCCACTGTATTTCCTCCTCTGCACCACCTCTTCTTTATAAAAAAATAGAAACAACAAAGCAACGAAAATATTACCAACAAGATTAATGAGGAAATGCGAAACCAGAAAAACAAACAAGTTTATTATAATGCTCGTTATTATTCCCAGAGTCACAAACAGCATACTCAAATATAATTCTTTATATTCCCCCAAAAACTATGCAATATGACCATAACATCTACGGTTCGGTAGATACTCGCCTGTCTGTTTCATTACGTAATACACCTATTTAGGTGTATGCATAAGACCAGCCAGGTATAAATGACTATATTATTTCGCAGAAGGTGAGCGTATTAGATGATTAATCCTTTTTTATTCAATATATTAGACTTCGGTCTTTAACTAAAACTGATTGCGTATAATCCCAATACCCCCTCCCCGACTATCTGAATGGTCGGGGAGGCACTTCAAGCACAAAATATCATCCCTGCGCCGTTGATTACTCTGCAGGTGAAGTCGGCCACTCAATATCCGGTGCTGTTGTTATATCAACACGGTTCAGTAACACCCGATACTTTTCAGTATGCCAAAGGGATGACCACCCGTGAGATAGCCGCCGCGTTCATGCTCATGCCAAAACATGGGGCACACAGAAAGTGATGGACTTAGATCTATATGGCATTTCATCATCAAATGCTGTTGACGGACTTACAGTCCGTGACTTACTACACAAATATTTAAATGACCAAATGCCGGAGGTAAAGCAGGCCGTACTAAAAGATATATGCTGGAACTGCTTATGGATAGTGACATCTCCGCGATCAAACTATCTGAACTGACAGAAAATGACGTAATTGAACATTGCAGGCTAAGAAACAACGCTGGTGCAGGCCCAGCAACAGTCAGCCACGATGTTAGTTATCTTGGCAGTGTTCTGGATGCGGCAAAACCTGTATACGGAATCAATTACACATCAAACCCGGCGAAAAGCGCTCGTCCATATCTACTTAAACTCGGTTTGATTGGCAAATCAAACCGTCGTAATCGTAGACCAGCATCTGATGATGCTTGACATGCTCATTGAAGACCTTCAACAACGCTCTACCCATAAATGTTCAAAAATTCCGTTCGTTGATATCCTCAAAAATTCGGTACAGGCTATGCTGAACCGGTTTTCCTGAATCATTTCACCGTATGGTTAAATTTTAACCTTACAATACTTATTATGTTTACAAATAATTGCAGTTTTAACAAAAGCTAACCACATAGTGATTTTATTATCTCAATATTTTTTTCAATGTTATCGGTGTCATACTCAAACAACTGGAAACTAAAATTATCATATTTTTGATATTGAATATTTTCCTTTCGTAACATTTTAACATTTCCATCAATATCAAATAACGTTGCAATCTGCTCCAAATCTGTCTTATTTTGAGACATACAGGAGAAGTAATTGCAAATATCATCCAGCAAAATCGGAGTCAATGCTTTATGCGTCATCCAGTCCTCAAATCTTAACTTTCTGGTGACGCCCTCTCCTAAATCTGACTGATACAAGAATGCAAGACGACAAGAGTTTTCTCCTTTGGGAATATCGACAATGTAAGCATGACCAAGCGCACCATCATTAACACGTAATACAAAGCTCTTACATTCAGGCATACAGGACAGGCGCTCCTGAAGCTGCTCGAGCGATAGTGTCTGTTCATTTTCAAAGCAGTAACTGAAGCCATCCTTGTCCAGAAATAGTTTCATAATGGCATTAGCGGTAACTCCGCAGGAGGGTTCCACAATGCCTTTCTCTCGCCCTATAATAACCTCAACCTCCTCAATCGACATCCCCCAGTCTGTTGCCATCTGTTTGATGTTAGAGTCGATATTTTGCATTATTGCAGCAGGATTTTTCTGATGTATAGGTACTTCGTGGTCATCACTATTTAGCAGTACATTAGCTTTGAGATTCTGTGAGCACAGGGAAGCAAAATATCTTACATGTAAGGCTGAAGTGTGTTGCATGGGAGATAATACAGCTTCAGTATTTACAGATATGGCCCCCGTCAGACAGGACGCGGACGTCGGGGGGGGAGGAAGGCTAATGTCTTTCATATCTCACTCATTCACTCTATGTTTACCTATAAATACAGGCGAGGAGCAAAAGGAACTTCTGGCATGGACATTATGTAATGTCTGAAATTTTTCTGGTGCCTATATGCCATTCGCCAGTCTCTCAGCGGCATTGTCCATTTCTGTGATCCGCCAAGAATTGCCAGCCACACAACTTTTTACCAACTCCATCCATGCAACAAATCTACTACGCTGGATAAAATTACTAAATTTTACTTAATACCACACTAATAAGATCTTGCTTTCCGCCATGATAAGATTGCATTATTTGGCTTTCACTCCATGAACGGTCAGAAACATTATAAGATGATATATCTATTGGATTAAATTCATTCCTTACACGGTCATATAAAACATTTGTCTCTGTTGTATCGATAAAAAGAATTCCTTTTTGCTCCAGCCTGTCAAACATATCGTAAATAGCATGCTCAGCCTGTACTGGCAATGACGAAATATTAAAAAGCGACTCCCCGTTTATTTTATTCATTCTAATACCAAGAACATCATCATTATCGCCATATATTTTTTCTGCACTCCCGGCGCCATAATATTTGTTGAAGCAACGAACTTCGTTTGTCACCTCCTCATGGCTTTGAGATGTAGTAAACATCTTCAGGACTTTTGTTGCATCCTCTGCATCTTCATACACTACAGCGTTCCCCCCCTTGCCAATAACATTACCCAGCACAGGCAACCTGTTATAATCCACACTAGGTAACTCTGGCAGTGCATAATCAACAGGAGGTAAATCAGGTCTGTTCGAATGAACACTTCCTCTTTCCATAGCCATATTCACTGGCGATGAATTCAACATAACCTCAATCTTTCTGCTAATCTCTCCCTTAGGCCATCCCAGCCTATGCAACAGATTAGTAAAACAACCACCATGACTTTCTCTTGTGACGCAAAACTTATTATCAGTGACCACAACACGATATGTTCTGTTGCCAACCTTTACTTGCGTCCCATTATCAGAGTGAACTGCAGCATCCCTTACAGAGGATAAAACACGATTATCAGGCGAAGTCAGGTTTCTGGTTAAAGAACTCCATGAACATCCCAAATTTATAGAAGAGGGCGATAACATACATTTCAACCTTCAAAATAGACCTATCCAAACATTCCTAACAAATATCCCCCGGACATTGCAACACAAAACCGGAGCCGGACTCCGGTTTTGTGAAGCTGTCGGGTTACTTCATCCCGCCAATATTTTCCCACGTCCCGTCAGCACGCAGAATTTGCAGCGGTCTTACCACGCACTGTATCTGCTTTTTATCCGCATCCAGTATCACCACCTGCGTGATTACCCTGGCCTGCTCCGGGATAATACCATTCTCATCTGACTCCAGAATGTCTGCCGGCCCCAGTCGCAGTTGTGCTGTAAGCGACTGCCCGTGTTCACGGCCATCATGCTTTCCGCAACCACACAGACGCTGCATAAGTTTTTTTAGTATGTTCATGTCATTCTCCTGTTCTGCCTGTATCACTGCCCACTTCATCCAGCCCCTTAACATCCTGCCACGGCCCGTCACCAAATCTGACCTGCAAATGCTGAAACAGCCCCTGAACCTGTGTGGCATCTTTGGGGTCAAGAAAGGTCAGTCCGGTGATGAGCGCACCATCTGTACCCGGGAACCAGCCATTGCTGTTTGTCTCAATAATGCTCGCCGGCCCCAGACGAAAACGGATTTGTGTCTCCCCCGGGTCGCCCTTCGGTCCCTGAGGTCCGGTTGCCCCCACCGGGCCAGCCGCACCTGTTTCTCCTTTCGGTCCCTGTGGGCCTGCCGGGCCTGCCGCACCGGTATCTCCCTTTGGACCCTGTGGACCTGCATTTCCCGTCAGACCGGTCTCTCCCCGCTCTCCCCTGTCACCTTTCGGCCCCTGCGGGCCTGCCGGACCAGCATCACCTGCCGGTCCCCGTTCGCCGGTTGCCCCGACAGGGCCGGTGTCACCGCGCTCTCCCTTATCACCCTTCGGCCCCTGAGGACCCGCGGGCCCCTGTTCCCCCTTTGGCCCGGGAGGTCCCACCACGGTGGGGATTCGGTTTACGGCCTCTTCCGCCGCTATCCTGCTTTGTTCCGCTGACTGTGCGCTTTCTGCTGACTCCCGGGCTTTTTCTGTTGCGGTCGTTGCATCCCTGGCTGCATTACCGGCTGCACTTTCTGCCGTCTTTCTTGACAATTCAGCTTCTGCTGCATTTTGTGATGACTCACTGGCTTTTTGAGCGGCCGCAGAAGCCGAGGACGAGGACGCATCCTCTGACTGCTTTGCTGAGGCTGCACTTTCTGCCGCCTGCCGGGCTGACTCCGATGCCTCCCCTGCTGAAGTGTCAGCATTTGCAGCGCTCTCTTCTGCCTGACTGGCTGATATGCCGGCATTCCTCGCTGACGTCTCCGCCTCTCCGGCATTCTTCTTCGCCTCTTCAGCGTGACGCGCCACCTCTTCCACCATCAGTTCAAAACGGCGCAGTGCCTCCGGCCGGACGTCATCCTCCGACATGGCACCGAGAAAATCATTCAGCGTACCGGGTCGGGAATCTTCATACACGGTGATGGTCCCGGCATGTGACGGCGGGAATCCTTCCACCAACAGAATAACGCTGTACTGACCGTACTCAACGTCCATGCTGTAACGCCCGGCTTCATCCGGATTTTCTGAGGCCAGCGTGTTCACCACCACCGTGGTGCTGTTACGTTTTGCTTTCAGCTGGATTGTGCAGTTCTGTACCGGTTTTCCTGTGCCGTCTTTCAGTACACCTGAAATCTTTACTGCCATATTCCCCCCACAAAAAAGCCCACCTGAACCGGCGGGCTGTCATAACACTGTGTTACCTAGCTAATCAGAATTTATAACCGACACCCACGATGAAACCGTCAGTGCGCCAGTCACCACTGCCGGAGCCTTCATAAGCAATATCAATGGCCACGGATTCGGTCGGGTTAAACTGCACGCCAGCCCCCCACGCCAGAGACGTGTTGCTGTGGCGACCGTCATCACTTCCGGTCAGCACATCGTGCGTTTTCCCCTTGTTGTCGGTCACCTGCAGATAATCCCCGGAGAAGGTCGAAACACGGCTGTAAGCCACCCCCGCCATCGCATACGCGCTGAACCATTCATTCACGCGCACAGACGGTCCCGCCATCACGCTGAACCAGCGGTTACGCACGGAATCCTCATGCCAGCGGGTATCGCTGTAATGCGTTTTTTGCTCATCTTCAGCGTTGGCATAACTGAATGACGTAATCAGCCCCAGCGTGTCCGTAAACTCATAACGGTATTTCACGTTAATCCCGTTCAGATTATCGCTGCCGGGAGCGTTCGTACGGGCATGAAGATACCCTGCGCTCAGTGTGGCCTGCTGCTCAGATGCCCATGCAGGCGCACCGGATACGGCCAGACAGATGGCTGCGGACAAAATGGCTGCATAAACTTTACGCATAATTACCTCTCGCTTTTCTGCAATAAAAAAGGCGCCATTTCTGGCGCCCGTATTGGGGTTATAAAATTCAGCTGATACTGATGCCTGCGGTGGCTTTCTTCATCACCACAACCAGCAAATCACTGATACTTGCTGTGGGATACCAGTCATTTACCAGCCATGCTGACACCGAAAACTCCAGCGTCATGTGGCCGCGACCAGCTGGCATATCAATAACACCACTGTAAATCAGCGTATTATCCAGCGCGGTACGGTTATAAATTTCAGCACCGTTTTTCCGTACTATCAGGCGGCATGACGAATAAATATCGTTATTCTCCCGCTCATGTTTAGCGCCGCTGAATGCCACCGCCGGAATAACAATTTGCCTGTCAAAAGGCTGATCGTCATAAATCCTGACGGTAATGGTCCCTGATGGCCACCGCTCCGGTGCCCGGGAGTCCCGCGGGAAAGCCTTACCCACTGTTTTGACAATATCACCTTCAATCTGGTTGGCTGACAGCTTCCCCTTAATCGTACAATTCTCATTAATCGTGACATTGTTGAGCGTCCCGGCGTTCGCATTCACACTGCCACTGATATCCGCATTTTTAGCGGTCAGCTTTCCGTCTGATGTCAGGGAAAATACCGGAGGACTGCCACCACTGGTAATGGTGGGGGCCGTCAGGCGCTTCAGGAACACGTCGTTCATGAATATCTGATTGCCCTGCGCCACAAACATCGGCGTTTCATTCCCGTTTGCCGGGTCAATAAATGCGATACGGTTAGCGGCAACCAGAAACTGACTCAGTTTGCCTTCCTCCGTGTCCTCCATGCTGAGGCCAATACCCGCGACATAATGTTTGCCGTCTTTGGTCTGCTCAATTTTGACGCCCCACATGGCATTCCACTTATCGTTGGCGTCCTTCCACTCTTTCGAAAACTGCTCCAGTCTGCTGGCGTTATCCTCCGTCAGGTCGACTTTTTCCAGCAACTCCTTGCCGAGATGAGATTCGGTTATCTTGCCTTTGAAAAAATCCAGGTAACCTTCCGCATCATCGCTCGCCCGACCGACAGCCTCCACGAATGCCGATTTGCCAACGGTGTTCACACTGCGGATATAAAAGTAATAATCATGGCCCGGTTTGATATTGATACTGGCGGCTATCCAGTACAGCCCCGTGCCAAGATAGCGGGCTGTGGTTTCAACCTGCCTGATATCGGTAATCCGCTTTTCCGAGAACCAGAACTCAAACTGTACCGTCGGATCATAAACCGCAAGATGCGGCGTGGCGGTTATCTGAAAATACCCCGGTGTCAGCTCAATCTGTGACGGCGCTGCCGGTGCGGCAATCCGGAACGATACCGACGCCGGATCACCCTGCTGCCCCCACGCATTTACCGCCCGGACTGTCAGCCTGTAGTTCCCCAGCGCCAGTTGCCTGAAGCGGTATGTGGTTTCCGTCGTCCGGGCCGTGCTGACCAGCCGCTCACTGCCGTCATCCGCTGCCACGGTCAGGCGAAGCAGGAAGCTCACGCCCTTCACCACCTTCGGCGTGTCCCAGCGGGCCAGCACCTGATATTCCCCACTGTCTGCGGTGACTTCGGCGGTCAGGTGCTGCACCGCTGGCGGCGTGACACCATTCACCGTGCCGCTCTGGTCGCCGTCAAAGTGCGCCCCGTTATCCACGATGGCTTCTTTTTTCGGTACATGCTGCACGGCAGTGATGGCATACGTGCCGTCATCGTTCTCACGGATACTCACACAGCGGAACAGGCGCTGACGCAACGTCGGCAACTTCAGCCCCCACACGCTGTATTCTGCAACGCCGTCAGGAACCCGGTTCACTTTCACCTTAAGTCCGTCGGTGACGGACTGAACCTCCACGCTGACCGGATTACCACTTCCGTCAACCAGGCTTATCAGCGTGGTACCGGAGGATGGCAGCGTGATTTCACGGTCGAGCGTCAGCGTCCGGGTCTGGCTGTTCACCGCCAGCACGCGCCCGCCGGTGCTGATACCGGCATAGTCATCATCGCAGATTTCAATGACATCGCCCGGCACATGGCGAAGCCCTTCTGCGCCCACGCTGAAATCCACGGTCTGCGTTTCCAGCAGTTCCGTTTTAATCAGCCACAGCCCGGCGCGGTGTGCCTGCCCCCGGCTGGTACAGCCAAAGGCATCCATCTTCGTGACGTTACGACCATAACGGGCAATGGCCTGCGAGTCCTCCACAAGCTCTGTTGCCGTCTCCCAGCCGTTATCCGGGTCAGTCCAGTTAACTTCAACAGCATTATGGCGGTCCTTCAGGGCGCTGAAACTGTAGCGGAACGGCGCGCCATCATCCGGCATCACCACATTACTGCGGTTATAGGTCCACACCTTATCCGACGGTCGGTCCTGCACGAACGTCAGCGTCTGCCCGTTCCATACCGGCATACAGCGCATCGCCGAGCAGAAATCACTGAGCACATCCCACGCCTTGCGCTGTGTGGTCAGGTATGCATTACAGGTGATGCGCGGCTCCGTGCCGCCAAAGCCGTCCGGCACCGACTGGTCGCAGTACTGGCCGATGACATACAGCGCCCATTTGTCCACATCCGCCGCACCAAGACGTTTCCCCATGCCGTAGCGCGGATGGGTCAGCATATCCCACAGACACCAGGCCATGTTGTTGCTGTATGCCGGTTTAAACGTTCCGTCCCAAATACCGCTGTATTGCCGCGTCTGCGGGTTATAGTTCGACGGCACCTGCAGAATGCGCCCGCGAAGATGATAATTACGGCTCACCTGCTGGCTGCCGAACTGCTCCGAGTCCACCTGTACGCCGACCAGTGCCGTGTTCGGGTAGCACTGTTTCACATCGATGATTTCGGTGTATGACGACCAGAGCGTTTTGTTCTGCAGCTGGTCTGTGGTGCTGTCCGGCGTCATCCTGCGCATCCGGATATTGAACGGGCGCGCCGGCAGGTTACCCACCACCACTGAGGCCAGATACTGCGAGGTGGTTTTGCCCTTAATGGTGATGTCTTTTTCCGTCACCCAGCCACCGTTACGCTGTATCTGAACCAGCAGGCGGACTTCCGACGGATTCCGGTCCCCTTTTGAGGTGGTTTCCACCAGTGCCTGCACACCGAAGGTAAAACGCAGACGGTCGATGTTTGCAGACGTGATAGTGCGGGTGATCGGCGTGTCGTATTTCACTTCCGTACCCAGCACCGTCTCAGAGCCGGAGGATTCAAATCCCTCCGGCGGTGTCTGCTCCTGCTCACCGGCCCGGAACACCACCGTGACACCGGAGATGTTGGTATTACCTTCACTGTCCAGCACCGGCGTACTGTTCAGCAGTACGCTTTTTAATCCATCCACCGGACCTTCAATCGGCCCTTCACTGATGGCGTCTATCACGCTCAGCATCTGGGATGATTTCAGGTTGTCCTTCGCTTCGCGCGGGGTATGCCCCTTACTGTTGCCTTTACCCATTCCTCACGCTCCATAAACGACAAAACCGCCCGCAGGCGGTTTCACATAAAACATTCTGCATCAGCGACCAATCACCACAACCTGACCACCGTCCCCTTCATCTGCCGTGCTGATCTCCTGAGAAACCACACGAGACCCCACACGCATTTCACCGTACAGAACGGGCAGAACATTGCCCTGGGCAACCATGTTATCCAGTGAGGAGAAATAGGTGTTCTGCTTACCGTTATCCGTTGTCTGTGTTCGGGGAGTTCTGGCTTTCGGTGCCAGCATCTGTGCAACACCACCCAGTGTCATACTGGCACCGAGAGAAAACAGCAGATTACTCGCCATAATTCCTACTCCTGGCATCCATATAGCAACTGCCATAACAGCCGCCCCCAGCACTGCCTGAAAAATACCGCCACTTTTAGCACCCGCCAGACGCGGCACGATGTGGATCACGGCACCATTTTCCAGCGGCTCATTCAGACGGGCTGATAATTCGGTTTCACCTGCATCACGCCCGGCAATCCGTATCTGATACCAGCCCTCATTCAGTTTCTGACGAAACGCCGGGAGCTGTGTGGCCAGCGCCCGGATGGCTTCAGCCCCCGTTTTCACACGAAGGTCGATGCGGCGGCCAAATCGTTGTAAATCCCCGTAAAGGCAGATGCGTGCCATGCCCGGTGACGCCAGAGGGAGTGTGTGCGTCGCTGCCATTTGTCGGTATACCTCTCTCGTTTGCTCAGTTGTTCAGGAATATGGTGCAGCAGCTCGCCGTCACCACAGTAAATGGCGGCATGATTCGGCACCGATGAACCAAAACAGCACAGCAGCACATCGCCCGGCTGCGCCGCTGACAACGGCACCTGATACAGCCCTGTGGCCTCCAGATTATCCAGATAGAGATTCTGACCGTTACGCCACCAGTCATCCTCACGATGAAAATCCGGCATCTCAATCCCCGCCAGATGGTAAGCGTCCCGGAACAGCGTGTAACAGTCCGTCACCCCGTGCTCAAAGCGCCGCCCGGTAAGATGTGGCACACAGCGGAACTTGTGAATCGCCCCCCGGCAGACCAGCCACCACGGCAAATCACTCTGCACCTGCAGCCGCCGGTCAGCCTCACTCAGCCAGGGCAAACCTCCGGGATGACTGTGGACCAGCGCCACAATCTCACCCTGCATTTTGGCCTGCAGCCAGTCCTCCGGCGACATCCGGAAATATGCCTCCGGCTCACCGGAGATATTCACACAGGGAAAATATCTTTCCCCCTCCGGCGTTCTCACCACGAAGCCGCACGACTCCGCTGGCGCACATCGCCGGGCGTGCGCCAGAATCGCTGATTCTGTCTCTGTCATGGGTTTACTGCGAAAGTTTGTTAATGGAAAGGAAGCCGCCAAAGTTGCCGACGTTATTGCGAAACTTACAGCCGCTCAGGCATTTGCTGCATTTATCCTTCGTGATATCGGACGTCGGCTGGTCATATTCATCCGCGACCGCCGGACCGTGATAACCGCACTCATCACCGCGATAGGTCCAGGTGCAGGTGTTGGCCAGCATGATACGTCCCGGAAAAACAGCGCCATCCGTTTCCGTCGGCGTGGACAGTACAAAGGAGGCACTCACCGCGCTCAGTTCGCTGCACTGCTCGATGCGCCAGCGGCTGATAACCTCCTGCTCCGGGTCTGCCTCGATGTTTCCGTTGACGAAGTTCACCGCATCCAGAAAACGGGCGTAAACCTTACGCCGGACCACCGTTCCGCCGACCAGACTCTGCATATCTTCCACCATGCCGGTGACCATACCGTACAGGTTAGAAACCGTCAGCGTGGGGCGCGTACTGGTGCCTTTGCCATTCAGCTCAAAACCACTCCCCTGAATGGGATACGGCTGATACTGTCGCCCCTGCCAGGTGACCGGCTCACCTTTTTCGTTCTGCTCATTACAGAAAAAATAACGTTCTCCACCGACCTCTGTCAGATCGATTTCCCAGAGCACCACGCTGGCCGACTGCTCCACACGGGTGCATTCATTCAATGTTTCCTGCCGGATATCCTGCATCAGTTCACCACCTGTTTAAACTCTGCGCTGAACTCAACACGCAACATACTGACCTGCGACGACCATTTTGCGCAGGTCACCTTTATCTGCCTGTAACCATAAGGCGGCGTCCACAGAAAAGCCTTCCAGCCCCCGTGCTCAGCCAGAAACGACTCCAGCGCCGTGGCCTCCTCACGGGAGACAGACAGCGTCACGCTGTACGTTTTCAGGTCAGCGTTCAGCCCGGCAGGCGCACGCTGGGAATAGCCATCACCAAAGCGCACCTCCCTGACGGAAGGAGCCGATGTCACATCCATCCCGGGTTTCACTTTCCAGCGGAAGGTTTTCATCGTCCACCTCCGGAGAACAAGCCACCATCACGCATCTGTGCCTGAATTTCATCACGGGCACCCTTGCGGGCCATGTCATACACAGCCTTCAGCGCCTGTGGTCCAATCTGCCCGTTCGTGCCGTCGTTGTTAATCACCACATGGTTATTCTGCTCAAACTTCCCGGACGCCTGCGACCGGCTGTCCGCCAGACTGCCCGGTGTACCGACATAACCGCCGGTGGCATAGCCGCGCATCAGCCGGTAAAGATTCCCCACGCCAATCCGGCTGGTTGCCTCCTTCGTGAAGACAAACTCACCACGGTGAACAATCCCCGCTGGCTCATATTTGCCGCCGGTTCCCGTAAATCCCCCGGTCGCAAAATGGAATTTCGCCGCAGCTGCCTGAATGGATGTACCGCCTGACGCTGATGCGCCGCCACCAACAGCCCCGCCAATGGCGCTGCCGATACTCCCGACAATCCCCACCATTGCCTGCTTAAGCAGAATTTCTGTCATCATGGACAGCACGGAACGGGTGAAGCTGCGCCAGTTCTGCTCACTGCCGGTCAGCATCGCCGCCATATTCTGTGCAATTCCATCAAAGGTCTGCGTGGCTGCACTTTTTACCTGCGACATACTGTCCGTGGCGCTCTCTTCCCACTCACTCCAGCCGGACTTCAGGCCTGCCATCCAGCTCCCGCGAAGCTGGTCTTCAGCCGCCCAGGTCTTTTTCTGCTCTGACATGACGTTATTCAGCGCCAGCGGATTATCGCCATACTGTTCCTTCAGGCGCTGTTCCGTGCCTTCCCGTTCTGCCTGCCGGTCAGTCAGCCCCCGGCTTTTCGCATCAATGGCGGCCCGTTTTGCCCGTTGCTGCTGTGCGAATTTATCCGCCTGCTGCGCCAGCGCGTTCAGGTGCTCCTGATACGTAACCTTGTCGCCAAGTGCAGCCAGCTGGCGCTTGTACTCCAGCGTCTCGTCTTTATGCGCCAGCAGGGATTTCTCCTGTGCAGACAGCTGGCGACGTTGCGCCGCCTCCTCCAGTACCGCGAACTGATTCTCCGCCTTCCACAAATCCCGGCGCTGCTGGCTGATTTTCTCATTCGCTCCGGCATGCTTCTCCAGCGTCCGGAGTTCTGCCTGAAGCGTCAGCAGGGCAGCATGAGCACTGTCTTCCTGACGATCACCCGCAGACACCTTCACGCCGGACTGCTTTGGCTTTTTCAGCGTCGCTTCATAATCCTTTTTCGCTGCCGCCATCAGCGTGTTGTAATCTGCCTGCAGGATTTTTCCGTCTTTCAGTGCCTTGTTCAGTTCTTCCTGACGGGCGGTATATTTCTCCAGCGGAGTCTGCAGACGTTCGTAAGCCTTCTGCGCCTCTTCGGTATATTTCAGCCGTGACGCTTCGGTATCGCTCTGCTGCTGCGCATTTTTGTCCTGTTGAGCCTGCTGCTCAGCCTTCTTTCTGGCGGCTTCAAGCGCAAGACGGGCCTTTTCACGATCATCCCAGTAACGCGCCCGCGCTTCATCGTTAACAAAATAATCATCCTTGCGCAGATTCCAGATGTCGTCTGCTTTCTTAAACGCAGCCTCTGCCTTAATCAGCATCTCCTGCGCGGTATCAGGACGACCAATATCCAGCACCGCATCCCACATGGATTTGAATGCCCGTGCTGTCCTGTCTGCCCAGGTCTCCAGCGTGCCCATGTTCTCCTTCAGGCGGCGGGTCTGGTCATCAAACCCTTTCGTTGCGGCCTCGTTCGCCGCCTGCAATGCCCCGGCTTCATCGCCGGAACGCTGCAACTGAGCAACATACGCAATCTGCTCCGCCGTCACGTTATGGAACTGGCGCGCCATCGCTGTCAGCCCCGACGTCGGGTCTGTGGTCAGCTTCCCGAAGGCTTCAGCGACCTTGTCCACCTCCACGCCGGATACGGAGGAAAAACGCGCCACACTCTGGCTGATGGATGCAATCTGAGCCTCACCGCTTACTCCCGCCTTAACCAGTGCGCTGAGTGACTCGCTGGTCTGGTTAAACGTCAGCCCTGCCGCCTGCCCGGCTCTGGACAGGGCCAGCATACGATCTGCCGTCAGACCTGCCTGATTACCGGAAAGGACCAGCGTTTTATTGAAACTGGACAGGGTTGAGTCCCCCTGATACCAGGCATACGCCAGCGCTCCGGTGGCAACTGCCAGCGAAGTGAGCCCCACCATCGGCAGGGTGACTGCACCGGCAAGCCCCCTGAACATGGGGATCAACCCACCGAAGGAATCTTTTACCTGGCCGCCCTGTTGCAGCAGGATGAGAAACGGGTTCTGCCCCCCTGCAAGCTGCGTGGCCACGTCGGTGAACTGTGCAGGAAGCATACGCATGGCAGCTTTATACTGCCCTACAGAGATACCCGCTTTCTGTGCAGCCAGCGCCTGTCGGTTCATCGACTGCTCAACAACTGCCGCTGTTTTTTTCGCATCACTTTCCGTACCGGAAAAATGACGCCTGACTCTGGCCATCTGCTCGTCAAATCTGGCTGCATCCAGACTTAAATCAACGACCAGATCGCCTACCGGTTCAGCCATACCGGACTCCTCCTGCGATCCCTTCTGATACTGTCATCAGCATTGCGTCATCCTCCGTCATGTCCGGGGAAGCGGGGATAACTTCATTCCCGTCCGGACCAAAACGAACACCTCCGGCAAGCCCTGCCGCTTTCTGCATCAGCACATCATCTTCAGGCTCTTCGTCAGCCTCACACCGGTTCAGCAGACTGAAATCCAGCGGATGCATATCCGGATCGCTGAAAAACAGGCTGAGCACGGTGTACGTCAGCCCGGAAAAGTGCATATCCAGCAGAACATCATGAAAATAATGGGTACTGTAAAAGCGGTGCCAGTCGGCATACTCCGTGGATGACATCCCGGCAAGCATGGCACGCCAGTCGGGTCGCCCCATCTCACGCGCCAGTTTCAGGGCAAAACTCAGCTCACCGTCGAACACTTTCCCGCAGAAACAGGCTCTGCAGGTCCGGCGTCCTCTGCCTGTTCAGGGGCATCATTCACCACAAACTCATACATACCGGACAGCCGGTACACCACGTTTTCAGCATGAGAAATCGCCTCTGTGGGCCAGGTGGTGAGCACTTCCTGCTCAATCTGTTTAACGGCTTCATTCATGGACGGCATCTGCGTCTTCTTCGGATGGTTATGCCACAGGGACATCGCCACCACAAAAGCGCCGGTTCTGATGACGTCTTCCACAGTAAACTTCCGGTTACTGTCTGACTCCGCCTGTTCTGCCTGCCGTTTCATCAGGGCGAGATGCTCAATGCGCTGCAGGGCTGACAGTTCAGAAAGCGTGACGGTCACGCCGTTATGTTCAAATGATTCGGTTTTCAGGAACATCGCTGACTCTCCGGATTAACTGGCGGTGACGTTGATTTCTGCAACCGCAGCAAACTCACCATTACCGGATACAACCGGAATGTTGACCTTACCTGCAGCAACGCCCTTCACGGTGATGGTCATACCACTGACCGACACGGTGGCTTTTGTTTTATCCGCAGACACCGCCCGGAAGCTCTTGTCGGTTGCACCTTCCGGCTGAAATGCCACGGTCAGCGTGGTGCTCTGCCCTTTCACTACGGAAGCACTGGCGGGTGTCACCGTCATGCCGGTTGCCGCCGTCACCGAGCTGCGATCTTCTGCCATTGACGGACGGCCCACATTGGTGACCTTCACCGTACGGGTGATCGCTTCCTTCGCCGTCACCGCCTTACCGATACTGCTGACCCAGCCACGGAACACATCGACCGTGCCGTTCGGGAAGCGGATTTTATAGGCCCGGACATCCCCTTCATTAAACCACGCCAGCAGCGCCTGCTGCCCCTGCTCTCCGGGCATCCACGCCAGCGTAAAGCTGGTATCTCCGGCTGACTTCTGCCCCTGTCCGGTCGCGGTCCAGTCCGCATCTTCATCATCGAGATAACTGTCGTCATAGGACTCAGCGGTCAGTTCGCCGGGCGTCAGGTCTTTAACTTTAGCCAGACGCGACCAGTCAACGTCTGAAAGCGGGTTCGCATAAGGGTCACCGTTCCCCTTATAAACCCACAGTGTGGTCCCGGCACCTTTCACCGGCATTACTGGATTTGGTACAGGCATATCGTCCTCACATTTCATAGGTAATGACATAAGTCAGATCGGCTGAACTCCACAGGCCCGCATCATCGTCGCGCCGGTAGTCATAGCCACTGGCCACCATACTGGCGATCAAATCTGACAGTGCCGGGATATCGTTCATCACCGGATAAATCCGGGACTCCATCCACGCATCCAGCTCTGAATCCGGCACCTGAGCAGGCAGGAAAACTTCGATATGCAGCTCAGCCTGCCAGGTATCGCTGTCCAGCTCTTCGCCCGTGTATTCAGCGCCGGTGAGATAAACGGCAATTGCCGGAAAATCCGCCTCATCAAAAACAGCGGGGCGACCATCAAAAAGCGTCGCCCCGGTGTCATGCTTCTCCAGTGCATCCAGTACGGCTGCACGGAGTTCAGTATGTTTCATCGCTTTATTACCATTCTCAGTTGATGCTGCAGCGCATAGCCCAGCTCTTTCGGAAGACGTTCACGCCGTATCCGTTCAATATTCTGTTTAAATGCCGTGGTCAGCGGCACCGCCATCGGAATTTTCACCACATCAATGGGGTAACGATTTTTCCCGGCCACACGCTGCATGACATGCCACCGGCCATTTTTCAGTTGCTGAATAAACGCGCCGGGAATACGACGGTTTCCCACCACAAGCACGCTGCCGCCACCTTTCAGGGATGAACGCTGCCCCTTTTTACGACGTCTGCGGCGGGAAAGGACGACCCGCGCGTTACCCAGTTTGATTACGGGCAAATCCCCCCGGTTAACCTTGATTCTGGCCTGCGGATTTTTGACCGTGGCCCTTTTCAGCCTGGCCCTTTCCTTTACCAGTTTCCGGCGTACCTTTGTCTCACGGGCAACCTGTGATGAAGACTGATTAATCGCCGTTGTAGCCACGCGGTTAATGGCCATTGCGGCGGCACCAGGCACCGCCGTTTTGCTGATACGGCTGAGGTTTTCAACGGCCTGCTCAAGACCCTGTATGGCCATATATCCCCCTTTCAGCGACGACGGCTGGCGGCAGGTGGTTGCCCCCGGTTGAGCCAGAGATAACAACTCCCTCCGTCATCCGGAGAAACACGATCCACCCAGAACATCTCGCCGTTAATGGTCAGCGTGTCACCACGCCGTACAGCACAAACCGTATCCGTAAGCACAAATAATGACGGGTTGCTTCCTTCAATACGGATCCCACTACCGGCAAAACCCAGCGACTCCGGATCGTCAAAAACGCCATGAACCTCGCCGCCACGCTGTGCACCGGAGGTGAACTGCGCACTGATGCCCATCACTTCAACAATCGTACTGTCCACCCCGGCAAGGGCGGCATCAAAGGCATTCTGAAAATCACGCATAAACAGCCATTCCGCCATCAACGTGTGTTTTTGCATCTGAGGACATAATCAGAATCACCCGACCAACATCCGCAAGCTCAACGGATTCCCCCGTTTCACCATCAATGCCACAGAGATGGAGGCAGGTCAGAACTCTGATGCGCGTTAACGCGCCGGATGTTTCCTCACGAACATCATGAGCCGCGGTTTCCTGCTCCCGGATATCCATATTCATAACCTGTACATCATCGCCGGATGACTGCATTTCCTCTTCCCATTCCGCCACCCGCTGCGCTATCTCTGCGGCACTCCCGGATATATCCGGCTCACGCCCCAGAATCAGGGCCAGTTCATCAAGCCGTTTCAGATTTTGCTCTTTCGTTGCCATATCAGCCCCCTGTGAAAAAAGACACGGGGGCATTTCGCCCCCCGCTCACGGATTATTTCACCTGCACCACCACAAACTCATCCGGATCCGGCAACACCATCAGCGGCGCGGACTGCGTCATGGTAAATTCACGGGCGGGATCCCCCACCGTCAGCCAGTGTTTCGGATAACGGGAAGAGGCCACCACACCTTCGGACAACGCCTGAGCATCCTGAATGGCACCGTAACAACGGATCCCATCAGCAGCAGTATTCCCCAGAACCAGCATGCCCTCCGGCAGATAACGTTTTTCGATACCGTCTTCTGCTATATAAGACGTTTTCGCCACCACAATGGCCAAATCGCCGTAATACCCCTTGAAGGACACCACTGCGCCCAGATCTTTCACTGCCGTTTCGAGTTGAGAATTTGAACCGCGACGGGTGTCCAGTTTTTCGCGGAACAGCTTAAAACCATTCAGAAGACGCCAGACGGTACCGTCCATAATGGCAATATTCACAAGACCGCTGGCCTGGTCGCAGTAGAGGTCAAGATCATGTGTAGGATCGAACGTGTCACGATCCTGTTTTGACCACTCCTTACCACTACCCTGAGTGATGTTATTCTTCGTCGACCTGCCAAAATCGACCTCAATTTTCTCGAACTGGTCTCCTTCCATCGTATATTTGCCATACAACACAGCATTTACCGCCTGCATTTCTTCCACCTGGACAATCGCGTGCTCTTCCTGTTTGAGGTTATCGGTAATGATACGCAGACGGCGGTAAGCTGGATCATTCAGTTGAGCCGGATCTTCACCAGGAAGGCGCTCAACCGCCTGCTGGTAATTAAATTCGTGTTTCGGCTTGACGTAGCCCGGACGCAACACGCGGGTTTCACCACCACGATGACGCAGCACTTTTCCTTCAACAACCGGGGAGACATAGGCCGCCACCGGCGTTTTTCCGGTAATTTTGTCCAGCATCACCTCTTCGGTATGGAAATTCACCGTACGGCGGAAAAACAGCTCCAGAAACAGCGCACGAAATTTAACTTTTTGTTCGGTATAACCGAGTAACTGGCGGGTCGTAAACAATCCCATAAATCAGTTCCTTTCATTCAGAAATCAGTCAGGCCACCGCGGTGGCCTGATAACGTGTTACGGCAGCGCCGTGTGACTCAGGGCACTGCCGGCAAAGGCGTTGGCCTTTTTGTGTTCATCCACACTTTCAGGCCAGCGGATTGCCTCCGTCGCAAAGGTTCCCGACTTGTAATACGTCAGCGCCGTCTCTGTGCCTTCAAGCGGCAGTACCAGTATGCCAACCGCACTACCGGCTTTCTGTCCGTCCCAGACCACCAGTTTCCCGGTGGCTTCATCCAGCATCAGGGGCGTCAGTGCCGGTGTTGCCGAGGAAATCCCGCTGCTGCCTGTGGCGGTATGAGCCGGATCATTACCGGCAAAAATACATACTTCCGCACGCTGTTCAGTGATGGTTTTCGTCACCATATTGTAAAAACCTCCTGTTGATGGTCAGCACTGACTTCATGGCATGGCCATGAGTATTTTCACGTCCGCATCACCGTCTGCTGACGTCTGTGGCACGCCACCCTGTACCGCTGCCGGTGAATGGTTCGCCATGAAATGTTCAAACATGGCGGTTGTGGATGCAGAGACCGGTTCTGCCTTACCTGATCCCGCAGCCAGCACAGCCCGGGCGCTCTCCACAGTCATTCCCGGGCAGGCAGCCAGCTGTTCAGCCTGCGCCTCAGCCCCTTTTGCCTCATCCAGTGCCATGATCTGATCACGGAGTGAGGGTCCGGCATCCGCCTGCGGTGAAGCAGCCAGGATCGGGCGGGCTTTTTCCACCGTCATCTCCGGCATCGCCGCCAGCGTTGCCGCCAGTTGTTCACGACCGTTCGCTTCTTCACACGCCATAATGCGATCGGCTTCACTCTGCGCGGATGCCACCGGCTGCTGCGGTGCCGCCGCGGCCAGAATCGCCCGGGCCTGTTCAACGCTCATGCCCTGTTGTCCTGCCAGCATCGTGGCAAGCTGTTCACGTCCTTTCGCTTCCTGGCATGTCAGGATCCCCATCACTCGCTGGTTCTCCTGCGCGGCGGCTTCCGTTGCAGTTAATTGCGGCATAGTGCCTCCTCTGACATTACTGTTCAGCGCCGTGGCCATCACACTGATGGCATCCGACGCATTGATTAATTCATCCGCCAGCCCGGCCTCAATGCCAGACTGACCTTCAAAAACGGCGGCCTCTGTTCCCGTGACTGCATCAACAGACAGACCGGTAAATATCGCCACTTTTTCGGCAAACATCCGGCGCGCCGCATCAATCCGCTGCTGCATGTCCTGGCGAACCTCTGCCGGCAACGCTTCAAACTGATTGCCATCCACCTTGTGCGCCCCTGAGTAAATCAGCGTGATATCCACACCGGCCTGCGCCAGATGACCGGCATAGCTGACATGGCTCATCATCACGCCAATGGAGCCGATACGGGATGTCTGGGTAACCAGTCGTCGGGAGCAAGCCGACGCCAGCAGCATAGCTGCAGAACAGGCCGTGTCATTGCACAGTGCCCAGACCGGCTTCTGCTGACGGAGGCGGTAAATCATGTCAGCGCAGTCAAACGCGCCGGCGGCCTGCCCGCCCGGACTGTCAATGTCCAGCAGTATGCCCCGCACCTGGCTATCCGCCATTGCCTGCTGAAGACAGGCGACAATGCCGTCATAGCCTGTCATTCCGGAAAATGGCCGCATACCCCCCAGCCGGTGCACCAGCGTGCCGGTCACCGGCAGTACAGCAATACCGTTCACCACCCGGTAAACACGGGCCGGTCGTTTACCTCCGGCCATGTACTCGTCCGTTTCAGCCAGCATTCCGGGAGCATCAAGCTGTACCTGCTGTTGTGGTACCGAAAGACTTGCTGCCCCCATCTCGCGCCCGAGCGCGCAAAAGAAAACCCGCGCATAGGCGGGCTCCAGAAGCAGCGGTTCATTGAATGCTGCGGCAATAATGTGTGAAAGATTACGTCTCACGTGGTGTTGTCTCCTCTTCCGGCCTGCGACTCTCCGCTATCTGCTGCTGATACGCCTGCGCTATCCACACCGGACGTGAGAGTCCGGCTTTTTGTCGCTCAGCAGATTCCCTGACCTGCTGGCGGAAAATGTCCTGATAATCCTCGCCCATCAGCGCCAGCTCTTTCTCATACGTGCTCAGTCCGGCCTCAATGCGCATCACTGATTCCTGGACTTCCTTGAGCCCGTCAATGGCCATTCTTCCGGCTCCAATCCACTCAGCCCGTGACCAGGCTGATCGCGCCTGATAAAAATCAAAACGCGCCCGTGGCGGACGAATAATCCCCCGAAGAAGTGCCTCTTCCAGCCAGCAGGAAAACATCTGCGTGGCCAGCCGGGACGCAATAAATTTTCGTCGTCCCATAAAATAGCGCCACGACTCATTGGCGGAGGCGCGGGCACTTGAATAACTGACCTTCGAGTAATCCCGGGACAACTGTTCGTAGGAAACGCCAAGACCGGCGGCGATATACCGCAGCAGCGCCTGTTCAAGCGCCGAAAATCCATTGTCTGAATCCTGCGCAGTCTGCAGTTTCAGATCATCACCGGGGAAAAGGTGCGGAATTTTGACACCGCCCAGCGTCACGTTATTCGTGTCATACCAGGTGGAGAACTTATCCAGAATATTAATAAGCGGATTATCCTTCTGCCCCTGCGGCGCACCGGCGATATATTCAAAGGCCTTTTCGGTATCAAGTTCACTTTCAATCGTCGCTGCATACATGGCTTTCACAATGGCCGACTGAAGCTGTGTTGCCTGCAGGGAATCCAGCATCTTCAGCCGTTCCATGACGCTGTAAAACTGATTAGCCCCACGGGTCTGCCCGTCCTCCACCGGCTCGAAAATATGCAGCATGGCCGGACGCCCGGTGGGAAGTTCACGCGGGATCCGTTCCCATCGTCCACTACCAGAGAACGGAAAATCATCCTCACAGATATGGTACGCAACGGCACGGCCATATCGATCGACCTCCACCCCGGCCCGCAGAAAACGGTTCCCCATACCGTGTCCTGGCGTGTCCACCCGTTTCGGACTCACGGCTTTAAAACGCGTACGAAACAGTTGCGTGCTCTCCGTATCCCAGACCGGCTGCACAAAGATTTCGCCGTTAAACGCATGAACGCCCACACCTTCACGGATAAATTCCGTAAACGTGCGTTTCCCTTCCACGTCGATCTCGCCAGACATCCCTTCGGCGTATTCCGACCAGGCCGCCTCCACCTCATCGACAAAACTTTTTGCTGCAGTCTCCCGCATCCCCAGCCAGCGCCAGTTCGGACGGTAGCTGATCAGAAACATATGCCCGACAATATGATCCTTATGCAGTGCCACCGCATTGGCCGCTATCCCGTTATTGCGCACCAGATCATCTGCACGGGCATTGCCCAGACGCAACGCGGGCAACAGGGCCGCATCGGCACTCTGCGCCGGTGGCAACCACTCCGCCATTTGCCCGCCAAATCCTGCACCGCCCCCGTTGTAGCTGAGGCTCTCCCGAAGCGGAACACCGTTCACATCAATCAGGACAGGCGTTCGTTTCATAACCTCACTCCCAGCGGACGACGGCGGCGGCTTGTTGTCCCCAGCACTGACTCCGCATCATTGATCGCCCGGTTAAGATCATCCAGAGAGGCCGCCGTATATTCAATTCTTCGTCCATCTTTCTGGACAGACACCACCCGTTTACCGGTTAATAAATCAAGGCGCGCCTGACGCAGCGCCTGCAGTTCAGCGACTGTAACCATTCACTCCTCCGGACAGCTTCGCTGCCAGTTCTTTCAGGGTTGGCCGGGTCGTCTCTTCTTCCCGGGATTTTGCCAGTACAGCCAGATCAAGCTGCCAGCGTTGCACGGACACACGTAATGCCGCGTAGGCATACACCAGGCAGTCCAGCGCTTCGTTACGCCGCTTTTTGTTATCCCACAGCAGACGCATCTTTCCTTTTTCCCACTTCTCCACCAGCTCTTCCGCCACCAGTTGCTGCGCCTCTGTCTGCGAAAAAATCTCCGGATCATCAGGAAAACGGATGGCATACGACGTGGCTTCATCCGCAGGCGAGGGATCGACTTTCATACGGGCATAGAGAATTTCTTTTGCGGTGTCCGTTCCCACTTCACACAGATACACGCCCCGCTGATTGCGGGTTTTTGGCATGGTGATCACCGGCTTGCCATAGACAGATGCGCCTTTTACCGGCAGCACCCGGAAAACACCGTGTTTTTTTGATCTCTGATAAACAATTTCACCATCGATCCCCCCGGTGTCCCAGCAGACACGGGAAATAGTCATTTCGGTGCCATCCGCATGGCGGTATTTTTTGTTGATCGCCGCATCCACACGTAACAGCGTCTCTTCCTCATCAGGACGCCCCATAATGATGATTTTATCCACCAGAAAGGCTTCCTCTCCCGGAGCCCATCCCCAGACATACATCTCAAAACGGTTTCGCTGCGAGTCAATGCCCGCCGTCAGATAAACCACCCGGGCAGGCACCGCCGCCGTGTAACGCACCACCTTATCCATCAGTACCTGGTGATCGAGTTTTTCGCCCACGGCCTCTTCCCAGGTCTCGCCCAGCGTGGTGTTCACAAAGGTTTTCAGGCCGTTGGGATCTTTCAGTGCATCCAGCCAGTCATAGACAATCTGTACCCAGGTGGTGAACGGACTGTACGCCGTCCAGATATGGAACGTGATGGAGCGCGGCGGCGGAATTTCATCACCCCGGGCGCTGAAAAACGTCAGACCGTCACGGGTCCACATGCCCGTGTTTTCACAGATCCACCGCCCGTTGCTCTGGTCCAGTTCAGACTGATGGATCACGCAGCCATGATGTTCACAGAGGTAGAAAACACTTTCAGGGCTGTCCTTCTCCCATTTAAGCCCAAAAGGCGTGGACTCATCGCCAAATTTCAGATACTGCTCCTCCCCACAGTGCGGGCAGGGCACATAAAAACGCATAAAATGCGCCGACTCGTTAGCGGCTTTTTCGATCTGGCAGGTGCCTTTGATTTTAGGCGTCGAGCCGCGAATGGATTTTGGCCACACCGACCCCTCAATACGCTTATCCCCCAGCAGGGTTGGCGAGCCCTCTTTTTCGACATCCGGCTCGAACGAGGAAAGTTCGTCATAGCAGACCACGTCCACGGATTTTTCACGGTAGTTTTTGGCGGCAGCGCCGCCCAGGCACCAGAAACCGACGCCCGATGAAAAGCGTTTCAGCGTGAGAGTATTGTCACGATGTTTACGCCCCAGCCATGGGGAAAGGTCTTTCAGGCATGGCACGTTCCGAATCGTCGCCTCCACGTGAGACTTCATAAAATCTTCAGCGGCAGAATCCGTGGGCTGAAAAAGCAGACTGTTTCGGGATTTATGCTCAATAAAATACCCGACCACCCCCAGCAACATCTTTGTATAGCCAACACGGGCAGATTTAATCAGATTAACAGTGCGGATCTGATCATTCCCCATGCTGTTCATGATGGCGATCTGGAATGGCAGCGTTTTCCATTCTCCCTCACCATATGAAGATTCTTTAGGCAGATAATAATTTTGATCAGCCCATTCAACTGGCGTCATTGGTACAACCCTGACCAGAGGCTGCAGCGCAACCGAAACGGCAGCCATCATATTATTCAGTTGTAGCTCTGATATATTCATCGAGTAAATCCGGTAATTTATCCCCTGCCCGCGCACACTGATTTGCCCCCTTCGCAATAAGGGTTTTCAGATGGTCAAGATGGCGCGGTGTTAAATCAGGAAACTGTCGCTGCATGGATAAAGGGATGGAATCAAGCGTACTGGATAACGCCATTGCCAGCTTACTGAGGGCAAAAATACAGAACCCGGTGTCAATAAGTTTTCCTTTTGACACCTCATTTTTTAACTGCTGTGTAACAGCCTGTTCTGCTGTCAGTTCCCATCTGGCAATAAGCAATTTCTCCTCATAGTCGTCTTCGCTATCGCCATCAGGCACATCGTTTTTACTTCTCCTCAGATACGATATGTAAAAATCGCGCCAGGCATCCAGATCCAGTTGCCCTCGCTTATTCGATATCGGGGCACCCGGCAATTTCTGCAATCTGCGAAGCTGGCGATCGGTCAGACTTAAATGCCTGGCAACTTCAGTCTGCGTAGCCACTCCTCACCTCGCAAAAACTCTCACCTCACAATCACAACAAAACCGGTCATGTCCGGTTTACATGTCTGTTTTTTGTTCATGTCCGGTTCACAGAAGACCTGTTTTTATATTTTTCATATAGTTAACTTGAAGAGAAACCGGACATGGATCCCGGAAAATTTTCATAAATAGCGAAAACCCGCGAGGTCGCCGCCCCGTAACCTGTCGGATCGCCGGAAAGGACCCGCAAAATGATAATAATTATCATCTACATGTCACAACGTGCATCTACGCCATCAAACCACGTCAAATAATCAATTATGACGCAGGTATCGTATTAATTGATCTGCATCAACTTAACGTAAAAACAACTTCAGACAATACAAATCAGCGACACTGAATACGGGGCAACCTCATGTCAACGAAGAACAGAACCCGCAGAACAACAACCCGCAACATCCGCTTTCCTAACCAAATGATTGAACAAATTAACATCGCTCTTGAGCAAAAAGGGTCCGGGAATTTCTCAGCCTGGGTCATTGAAGCCTGCCGTCGGAGACTAACGTCAGAAAAGAGAGCATATACATCAATCAAAAGTGATGATGGATGAACATCCCGGTTTCTTCCACCATCGCACCGGAAAAGCGACTATGAGGGTAACCCTGCGTCTGTCAGCACAGTAAAACCCGGTGTGCATCGTTTTTGATTATTCCCGCACACTCACGCAGAAGGAATTCCCCGTCGGGCTACGGTCATGGTTAATGCGGGAATACAGCGACGATACTGCGCATGATGTGTCAGACTTGAATACCCTTATCGAATCCCGGTAATAAAAACTGTCCCTGTCTCTCCAGGCGTTTCAGCTTTGCAAGCAATTGAGGTTTTTTCGTTCTTCCCCAGCGATTGAGCAGCCGGCCAGACATACTGGCGACATCCTTCTCTTTCATATACTCCAGCATTATGGCGTTGCGTTCTGCTTCATAACTTTCGCTGTACTTACGGAGTTCTGCTGACATCCAGTTAAAGGCATTTATATAGGCCTCTTTAACGGCGTCGGCTTTTGCGCCATTAAATCCCATGACCAGCATAACGAAGCCACTAAAGTCCATGCGGTAGTAAATCTGTTTCTTGTCGAAAATCCCTAAGTCATTGATTTTCTCGACGGCCCAAAAATGGGTTGTCGAGAATTCCTCAGAACATCTCAAACATTTAATAGCCCTAATCACATGCTGATGGCGTTTACCAAATGCCCTGGCAATCTGGAAGGTGTCAGTTACCGGTTGACCTTCTGCTGCGGTAACTAACTGGCGAAAGTCGAAGTCATGATTCGCAATTAATTCATTCATGGCGTTGCCTGCTTCTTTGAAATGAACCTTTGCCGCACAGGAAACCAGCCCACCGAGGCTCGCCAGCACTAACTGGTATCCTCAAAGGCCCATTCCAAAGGGTCAGGTTCGGTGTTTATTGTGCGCTGCGGTGCGCGGTGAAATACCTATACAAAAACGCCCCGCATCTGCGAGGCATTTTCCTGAAAGTCACTTGTTAAATTTCAGTGAAATTAAAATTATTTTAAGCACTGCGTCCTGATGTACTCCTGCAAGTAGTTAACCTGCGCGGTTATCCTGTCGATTCCACTTCGGAGACGGTAATAATTGAGTTCAGCATCTGCTGTAAGTCCTGGGCTTTCTCCATCGCCCATGCCGCTGGCTCCGGTCTTTGACTTTGCACAGGAGGCGGAGACTTGCAGGCGCTTACGCCCAGCAGAAACATCAGCACGGAGACTTTCGATAGTCGCATTAGCATCAGCAAGCTCCTTTGTGTATCTGGCGTCAAGTTCTGCTACATCACGTTGCCGCTTCTGCATATCAGCGATGATGGATGTGGCTTTATCGCGCTGCTCTTTGTAGGCGATGGCGTTATCACGGTAATGATTAACAGCCCATGAAAGGCAGACGATGATGCAGATAACCAGAATGGAGATAATCGCGGCGACTCTGCTCACTGATCTATCCCCCAACAGGCTAATGCGCTTTCCTGGTCACGACGAATAACCTGTCCATAGCAGTTATTTGAACGTATGCGGCAATCGCGCCCACCATCTTTTATCCACCAGCGAATCGCCTCGCATGCACCTTTACGATCACCGGCATTCAGCCGCTTATAAAACGTCGACGGGAAACACTTACCGGGGCCAATGTTATAGGGACAAAATGACGCGATACCCGCTTTCTGTGGTTCGGTCAGTGGCACTTTAATATTGCGCTCCACCCATGCCAGCGCCTTATCCCGTTCAATGGCATTAACCTGATCGCATTTTTCCTTCGTCAGTTTCATGCCAGGAATAACAGGTTTACCATCCACCATCGTGGCCCCTCGACAGATGGTCCATATGCCGGAACCATCGCGGTATGCCGTAGTGTGGTTACCCTCTTTTTCATCCAGAAACTGGTCAAGTATCTCAGGAGCAGAGGCGCCTGCTCCAATCAGCGCCAGAACGGCCGCTGACAGGCCGTATTTGATTTTTGCGTTCATGGATATTTATCAGGATTTATCGGTTTCTGAACCCTGGATATGTTTATCTGTCCCGGCCTGTTGAATCAGGCGGGGAAAAGGTAAAGACAATCAAGAGGATTATTTATGGACAATAACACCATTTCTCTACAGGAGTTGCTCGACTGCATTTCAAAGCTTCGGGATGATGTAAATGCCCTCACTGTTGCATTTTCATATTTGGCCTTATCAATTCCCAGAGAACAAATGCAACCAACACTGGCATCGCTCCTGCTTGAATCACGCAACCCCAAATGGTCCCAGGAACAACAAAATTCTTTCAAGTGGCTGGCGGCATTACTGGAAGAAAAATATGCTGGTAAAATTACCATTTCAGTGGAGTCTTCAGAGAATCAGTAATTCTTCCTGGTAGCTTTCCTTTGTAGGTTATCCACACATTCTGCGCCTCTAAAATTACGGGGCGCTTTTCCGGCGACTGCTCATCCCCTTCACAGAACCCGGCTGCAACTTCCAGGAAGACCTGTCTGATGCTCCTTCTGGCTGCTACCTGAACCGCCCCGGAAATCCTGGAGACTAAACTTCCTGAGAAAGAGGTAAACAGGATGACTAAAAATACTCGTTTTTCCCCCGAAGTCCGTCAACGGGCAGTTCGTATGGTTCTGGAAAGTCAGGGCGAATATCACTCACAATGGGCGGCAATTTGTTCCATTGCTCCAAAGATTGGCTGTACGCCGGAGACTCTGCGTGTCTGGGTTCGCCAGCATGAGCGGGATACCGGGGCGGTGATGGTGGACTCACCACCGCTGAACGTCAGCGTCTGAAAGAGCTGGAACGTGAAAATCGTGAACTGCGCCGCAGTAACGATATCCTTCGCCAGGCTTCCGCTTATTTTGCGAAGGCGGAGTTCGACCGCCTCTGGAAAAAATAATGCCGCTGCTGGATAAGCTGCGTGAGCAGTACGGGGTCGGACCGGTATGCAGTGAACTGCATATTGCCCCGTCAACGTATTACCACTGTCAGCAACAGCGACATCATCCTGATAAACGCAGTGCCCGTGCTCAGCGCGATGACTGGCTGAAGAGAGAGATACAGCGCGTATACGATGAAAATCATCAGGTGTACGGTGTGCGTAAAGTCTGGCGCCAGTTGTTACGCGAAGGTATCAGGGTGGCCAGATGTACAGTGGCGCGCCTCATGGCGGTTATGGGACTTGCCGGTGTTCTCCGGGGTAAAAAGGTCCGTACTACCGTCAGCCGGAAAGCCGTTTCCGCAGGCGACCGCGTAAACCGTCAGTTCGTGGCAGAACGTCCTGACCAGCTGTGGGTGGCTGATTTTACTTACGTCAGCACATGGCAGGGCTTCGTCTATGTGGCGTTCATCATTGATGTGTTTGCCGGATGTATCGTGGGGTGGCGAGTCTCATCGTCTATGGAAACGACATTCGTGCTGGATGCACTGGAGCAGGCGTTGTGGGCCCGTCGGCCGTCCGGCACAGTCCATCACAGTGATAAAGGTTCTCAGTATGTATCACTGGCCTATACGCAGCGGCTTAAGGAAGCCGGATTACTGGCATCAACAGGGAGCACAGGCGACTCGTATGACAACGCGATGGCTGAGAGCATCAATGGTCTTTACAAAGCGGAGGTAATACACCGTAAGAGCTGGAAAAACCGTGCAGAAGTGGAACTGGCCACACTCACGTGGGTGGACTGGTATAACAATCGACGATTGCTGGGAAGGCTGGGCCATACTCCTCCGGCAGAAGCAGAAAAAGCTCATTATGCTTCCATCGGAAACAATGATCTGGCAGCCTGAGTTCACAGATAAAACACTCTCCAGGAAAATCGGGGCGGTTCAACCTCATAAAACTCCAGCGCGGCACCTTCAACACGGTCCAGCGAGATGTCCAGGTCAAAAATTTCACCGTCAAAGCGTTTTTTGTCCCTTAATGCTACAGTTACCGCAACTTTATTCTCAAAATTGCGGATCCCTTTCACAATCAGTTCATAGTTTTGAGTCATTGAATTACTCTCCCCGTGCAGCCTTACGCCTGTCTTCTTTAATCTTGAAATAAAGGTTTGTCAGGTACGTCAGCAAGCCAAACACCAGGCTACCCAATACACCTATTGCCACCCACTGGGATGGGGAGACTTTGTCCAGCAACTGCAGTAGCCAGTATCCCGTCCCCACCGCTGACGTGGTGTATGACACACCTGTTGTGATTTTTTCCATCTGGTACATACCCCGTCTCCCGTTATCCGGAAGCTGACAACAATAAAAAAGCCACCAGTTAATTACTGATGGCTCTGATGCATAAACGTCATAATACCTGACCATTATGATTGACAATAATTATAATGTTTATATAGAAATATCCCCGATATGTGTTACATATCATTTCTCCACGGGGTATATCCCTACGCCAGCGTAATCTTCTCTTCTACTACACTGGCGTTTTTTTATTATGATGCCGCTGCATTTATCTCCAGCATCAGACTTTCTATCTCAACGCCATACGCTGCATTTTTTGTAACATCCGTCAGCGTCAGTGCATTCAGTCCCAGAGTCAGAGTGTCTTTTATAACCTGGAATGACGGGCCTTCCACTCCATTCAGTTTCGGAGTAACCGTGGCACTGCCGGCGGTGAACACCAGCTCCAGCGTCTGCCAGTCGTTACCGTAGCTCCCGAATTCCCCCAGCTTCGTGTTTCCGGCTTTCCTGTGATGCATCAGATTCAGTCTGCCGTCAGTGGTCTGAGTGAAGTACGACATCAGGAACGGATTACCGGTACCCGTCATCGCCACACCATCAGGAACGGGAGCATCCGTATACAGATAAATCCCCAGCCCGAACTGATTGTTGGTCAGTGCGCCTGACAGGCGGAACTTACAGGTCAGTCTGCCGCCCTGTGTCAGCAGGGTAATTGCGTCATCCACCGGATGCGTCAGGGACCAGGTTTTATTGCTCTGCTTGGTGATCTTAAATACACCATCTGACAACTGAATTCCGCCATCCTTAATGCTCCAGCCCTGCGCAGCAGCCTCTCCGGCTGCCGGCAGCAGGGAGATCGTGCGAACGGACGTATCTACAGACGGACCCGATGGCGTGTCGCCGCCGGGCGAGGGTTTGATTTCCGGTGCCTTACCACTGATGAAGGCTGAGGTGCGACCGGCTGCGTCCAGAATAGCGGTTGCCAGACGATCCGGAATAATGCTCCTGCGCGCCCATGAACTGAAATGTGTCGGGCGGTTTGATGATACCTGGTTTCCATTCGTTCTCGATGCCGCACCGTAATATCCTGATGCCGGAATATCCGGATCTTCTGCCGGCGCGTTAGTGGCGGTATTGACGCCGTTACCGTCTGTCATGAAGGGCACAAAATAAACGCCCTCACTCTCCCTGTTTTTATACCCGCCGTACACGGTGTCGTACTGGGTAGCGTATGTATTTTTCCAGTAATACGTCGTGTCACCACAAATCCACGGCACAGTTGCAGCACTGCCACCATGGCACTGCGCGTTAAACACGGAGAGGTCGGCACGAAACTGCTTCAGCATGGCTGTAAACAGCGCAGGTTGCTGTGCGTGGGTGGCGGCGCTCATGTCAAACTCACCCTGCATCCAGCAGACGGCCAGCAGAACGTTTTTGGGATTTTTCTGCAATGCCGCTTTTGTGCGGGAAATCAGATCCTGATATAACGGCTTACCCACACCCCAGCGTGCCGAATCCTGACTGGCCCCCGTGGACTCGCTGAATGCCCCCTCTGCGCCCTGGGTGAATGCCGAACCACCACGACAGCATGGTACCAGCAGGATCCCCGCGTTATTCGGGATATACGGAAGCAGTTTTTTGGCAATATGTAAGCCCTGTCCGACACAGCCGTACTGCCCTTTGCTCAGGTCTGCCTTCGGATGATTCAGCGTACTCATATCCTGCACATCATGCAGGCAATGGTCAGCCGGGATGATGTCGTTATACGCACAACTCTCGCCACCCGGGGTTACCGTGCTGCGGCGTGCCAGTTGTTTAATGCGCGGATCCGGAGCATCGTAAGAATCCGGTAACGGAAGCCCTTCACCGTAAGCCATGCCGTTGGACTGTCCGGCAAGCACAACCACGTAATACCAGTCCGGCTCAGATAAAGGACCTACCTGTGGCTCGCCTTCAATGGCCACCGCCTGCATAAGTGTGTACGGCGTAATGGCAACCGGTCCGCCGTATGGCTGCCAGCCCTCTTTCAGTTTGTGTGTCAGTTTTTCCGCCAGATCTGACGGCGAGGCTGCCCTGACCACATCATAACGTTTAATCGACATCGAATTTATCCTATGGTCACTGTAAAAACCAGTAGCCAGCACTGCCTGCGGAGGTGCCGTAGGCAATGCCCGTTGAAATTTTGTCCATGGATTTCATAACCCCACCTCGCAGATGCGGGTGCTGTGTAATGGAAATAAAAAGGCCACCTGACGTGGCCACCAGATTATTTCCCCACCAGCTCGTTTATCTCTTTCACTGTCTGGTTAAACCGCTCTGACTCAAGCTCAACACCTAAGGCCCGACGCCCCAGCTCCATTGCTGCTTTTATTGTGGAACCGGATCCCATAAAAAAATCAGCAACCAGATCACCAGGTCGACTACTGGCATTGATTATTTGCCTGAGCATATCCGCCGGTTTCTCACACGGATGTTTACCCGGGTAGAACTGAACGGGTTTATGCATCCAGACATCGGTATAAGGCACGGAGACTGATACGGAGAAATAGCGCCGGAGAGATTTAAACTCATCCAGCAATTCAGAATATTTGCGATTCAGTGAATCATAAGATGCCACCAGCTGGTGGTGTGGTTGTTCCAGTTGTTCCTGAAACTTCTCTGCCGCTATACGGGAAAACAGTGCCTGTAACTTCCGATAGTCAGCCTCATTCGGCAACTGCCACTGACTGGCACCAAACCAGTGGGAAACCATATTTTTCTTACCTGTGGCTTCGGCAATTTGTTTTGCCGTTATACCCAGTTCGGCACGAGCATCCCTGAAATACGATATCAGCGGTGCCATTATGTGCTGTTTGAGTTCCCTTTCTTTTGCCGCATAGCCGTCACTTTTGCCGCGATATGGCCCCTGGTAATGTTCAGCAAACAGAACGCGCTCTGTGGCAGGAAAATATGCGCGCAGACTTTCTTTATTACACCCATTCCAACGTCCGGACGGCTTCGCCCAGATGATATGGTTAAGCACGTTGAAACGTGCACGCATCATGATCTCAATATCAGAAGCCAGGCGATGCCCACAGAACAGGTAAAGGCTTCCGGCAGGTTTTAACACCCGCCAGAACTGGGCCAGACAGTGGTCCAGCCACTTAAGGTAATCTTCGTCCCCTTTCCACTGATTGTCCCAGCCGTTGGGTTTCACCTTGAAGTAAGGCGGATCGGTAACAATCAGGTCAATGGAATCATCAGGCAGGGACTGAATAAAATGCAGGCAATCAGCGTTGATTAAATCAACACTGTTTATTTTTACAGTATTTTTCATGGATCAGTAAGCGTAACTCTGGTAGGCTCACTCTGCTTTTGCGCTAAAGCAGTGGGCCGTGGTTCGCTTGTGACCAGTAAGCATGAGCGAATGGCTGGCAGGTGCTACCAACACCCACCAGCCGCCCATTTTCACAGCAGGAAACCGCCATTACTGGCAGCGTCTGAATTTATTCCCGTACCCGCCGTTATCCTTCGCCAGACCCGCCAGAACTAACTGAGTCAGTATTAACTGGCACCGGGCTTCGCTTACTCCGGTAGTTCTCGTCATCATGCGTGGCGTTACCCACTTGTCTGCAGGTAAGAAATGAAGGACTGCGGCGGCGGTTTCTGTCATATCTTGCTGTTTTAGCATGTCTTTTTCCCTTCTGGTTAACATGACATACCAATAACTCTTGTCTAAAAAGCCAGCAAGATAAAAAGTCAGTATTCACGACCACCAGCGTGTTTACTGTACTGCACCAAGTTTACAGGTACAAAAAACCCGCTCAGTGGCGGGTTTTTGACATTTACCAACGGTAGACATACAAGGCCCATCGTTGAGAAAATCTTATCCATATTTTTTGAAAAATGCAAGCATCACGTCGACATCTTCGGCGAAAATTATCTATCTTGTCACTTTTCTTAATTGCGATTCAGCATACGCTTCTTCCTGCCAGCACTTTGTAACCAGTTTATTAATAACGTCTGCATATCCTTTGTACCACTGATAATCCGTCAGGTCCGGTACCAGTTTCTGGACATGATGCCGCGCCAGTGTGGTTGGTAAACGGCTAAACCGGTTTCCATTGCAACGCCCACAAATCTTATAAACAGGTGTGCCATGAAGCCGGGTCCTTTTTTCATCCAGGACAATACCTTTACCCTTACACCCTCTGCACGCTGTGCTGACTTCTCCCTTACCATGACAATGCTGACATAGTTCCTTCACCCACTCTTCCTTGATAACAGATTCCCCGCTTCTGGAGTGTTTCACCACCTCGCGCAATACATTATGAAATCCAGTACCAGCACAATGCTCACAGCGAGCCTTACTTGCCGCAGACCTGGAATAATCAGCAAAGGCAAAATTCACAAGGTAAGGAATGATCTGTAGCCGGGTTTCTTCACTCAATTTATTCAATGTCGGGTTATCCAGTGCCATCGCGTAATTGAGCAGACCTTCAATCGCAAACTGAGGATCCTGAACACCAACTTTTGCCAGGAATAAGGCAAACCCAAGCGGTGCTTTCGACTGCACCATCCCCTGCGCAGCCATCACATCCGTAATTGTTAAACCACCCGAGCCTGTCGCCGGTACGTCATCGCTCAATTTTGGAGATTTTGGGGAGTAATATTTTGGTAAGGCTTCAAGGTTCATGCTCGTTCTCCACTTACGCCAGTACGCCAATTGCTAGCGCACGATCGATAAAACGAAATATCAGCTCCAGCTGAGAGCCATACTTCTCTTCAAATGCCACGGTATCCGCATGCAGCTCGTCGTGATGCTTTCTGCACAAAGGCAACACAAAGAGGTCATGCGCTTTTGTACCCATTCCACCCTGACCGTGGCCTATCAGGTGGTGGGGATCATCAGCAGGCTTTCCACAACATGCACACGGCTGTGTCTTAACCCAGCGCGTGTACTTTTCGTTAACCCAGCGGCGGCGTTTTGGGCGTAACATAAAAGACTCCGGCGACTCCGGATCCACTTTCAGCGCCAGCACCTTTTTCGCTTTATCCTGGATGATGCTGGTGGCAGGAACCGAAGGCACAAGGTCACTTTCCCGGGTGACAGACGGCACAACAGGTTTCGGTAATCTCAGCGCCTTACGGGCTGCGCTTTCAGGTAAGGCATCCGCCAGGTCATTACGAATCAGCCACCAGCACAGTTCAGGCATTGTCACGGCATGGTTATCATCAAAACCGAGATCCCGACGGACTACAGACAACACCCAGCGGGCACAGTTATCCGTTGCCATTGATTCCAGCCGTTCCGTGAACTGATCGCGCAGCTGGTTATCGCAGTGCCAGCACAGACGGATTGCGCCCGGAGCGTGTCGCATTGTGGTCATGTTCTCGCTGTGCCAGTCGGAATGAGGCCACTGGCAGCCTTTTTCACGAAGTAACCAGCTTTCAAGACATTCCACGCCACCAGCACGACGGATCACTGCCTCATTGCGGAACACGGCCCGAACGGCAGGATCATCCGCCAGCGGTTGTGATGCCACCGGAACGGCACCACTGGCGAAAGATGAATAACGTTCCGGCTCAGGCTCCAGCAGGACACGCCCCTGCATAAACAGGGGCATCAGCTCTGAACCTGGCCTGAACAATACGATCCCCATACGCGGGGCAATTTCAGGGGTCAGTAGTGCTCTCACGGCCACCTCAATGAACGGTATCGAGCAGCTTTAATAGCTCAGGGAATCGGGATTCGAAGAAATGCGGCTGCGTCTCGCGCGGATTTGCAGGACTGGTGATGTTCTTGCCGAACATGCAGCCTTTCGCTGTCAGCGACCAGAATTTTTTGATGTTGTTAATCGCGGTACGGCTGTATCGTTCGCGCTGCTCGACGATCCCCAGCTTCACCATCTGGTGATATGCCTGATTAGCCGTCAGGCGGATACCATACTGTTTCAGCAGTGCACTCAGTGACAGTGTCGGGCGACTTGAGCCATCGTGTGCATCAGCAGGAGCATCAATGGCATAGCGCGGTGCCAGATTCGGTAAGCCAACAGCCTCCTGGAGTTTCTGACAGGCACCAAGCACAGATGAGTTAGACAGGTTTAACTCCCGACGCATAAAGTCCAGCAGAATCACACCAGCCTGCATCTTGTCAGCAGCCTGTCCGGATAATTTTTCCGGTGCGCTGGTTACCATGTCGAAAGTACGGATCACCTTCAGATGGAATGACGGGCTGATCCACATTGCATAGGCATACACCAGTTCCTTGCAGACATAAGTTCCCCGTTCATTTCCCCCATGAATCACACTCACCGGGTCAACACCCAAATTCTGGGTGTTGGTCAATTCATGAACAAGTTCAATAGTTTGTTGGCTGGAAATAAACTTTCCTGGCTCCTTGGTTCTGGCATTTGCACCAGATGCTACTGCTGCGCGATGCAGATCGTTCAGGCTGTAACGCCCATAAGCATCACGACGAACTTCAATACCATCAATGACCATCAGATTATTCATACTTCGTTTCTCCTCTTGATCAGGCGGCTGCACCCGCCGTTTTCTCGTACTTACTGATAGTGATCTCGACCTTCCCTTCCGGGATAACCGGTCCCCACTCCACCAGCATTCTTTTCACCTGACTGTCGTCTTCCCACACACCCGCGTGGGTCAGGGCGTCAAACAGCGCCTTGTTATAGTTGTCCAGATCGCGGATCCGGTTATCCGGCGGAAACAACACGATCTCCACTGAAGCAGGTGCCGACGTTGGTTTCGGCAAACGACGTAACTGCTCAACTATTGCTGCGCACGCCGCGCTCTGGAATTTTCACCCCGCCGCGCTTATCAGGCTCTTACCTGCAAACGCCCCTTTGTTGGGATGTCGCCAGTACGTGTTCACGCTGGGCGGAAAAGGCAGAATCAGCTTCATACTTTCATGCCCCTCTCATGTAACCAGTGGGCTGCACACAGCCTGGCGTTTTCCTCACCGGCAAGCAGTGAGCGGATAATCCCGACCGCCTCGCTGTCGTCGTCCTTCACCGCGGTATGAAGCGTTATCCCCCGGGCCACGCCACGCTTTATCGTGATGACGCCTTTTTTCTCCAGTGCGCGAAGATGCTCCACCGCTGCATTCACCGAACGGTATCCCAGCATGGTTGCCACCTCCTGATTGGTTGGCGGAAAGCCACGTTCTTGCTGGTAAGAAATCAGCATATCCAGCACCTGCTGCTGGCATTGAGTTAACGTCGTCATTAAGCCCCCACGTAATTCCCTGACAGATACCATTCATCACCAGATACAGCGCGCTTGCTGCTTTTCCGTAAGCACAGCTCACGACGCGCCAGAAAGTTGTTTCGTTCTGGCTGGGAGTGACTTTCACGGAATGCCGCCATCCACACCGTTGCAGCACGACGGTATAACCCCCTCGACTCCAGTTCTTCAGCCTGGCGGGTCAGGCATAAAATCACCCGGGGATCGTTAGTGCCGACATAGAAATTGCGCACAGGTCTGGTTTCACGAACTGGTTGTGGTTCCGGCTCTTGCGCTCTCTCAGTCAGGCGCGGGAAATGTCTGCGTGTATCTCCTTCACAACGGTGAGCCACACGCCCACTCTGACGTAACTTGCTTGCTGACTGCAGTACGCGCTGCCGTGAGTAACCAGCAAAAGCATCCGCAATGTCTCCGGAAGTACACCCCGGATGGGCTTCAATGAATTTCTGAACTTCATTCAAAAGACTCATAATCACCCCCTGAATCCTGCCGGGATCTGGCTGTAGTCCACGTTGTCGTAACTGGCTTTGAAGTACGGGTCCTCGCGTCTGGCTGCAGATACCGCAGGAACTTCCCAGGATTCTTCGAAATGACGATCCGGACCAAAGAACGTGACAGCCTGTTTCACAAATTGTGTGCCGCTGTTACCCATCGCAGATACCCAGCCCGCGTAGCGTTTCACACCTTCCAGCATGGTTTCGGGTTTTACCCCCTCATTCAAACGGGCTTTCCAAGCTTTGAAGGCTGCAGATTTTGAATTGCCACCAGCACGTTTGGGATAGGCCAGCCATGCCTGCTCAAACTCCGGAGAGTATTCCGGTCGGTTTGAACGAACTCGCACGGACTCATCAACTGATGCACCAACAGCTATTGGTTCATTGACTGGTTCTTTGACTGGTTCAAAAGAGTGACTGGTTCTGGGTGAATCTCCTGCACTACCCCCTGGTGCAACTCCTGCACTACCTGGTGAATTTGCTGCACCAGATAGTGAATTATTTGCACTACCCCCTAGTGAATCTCCTGCACCATCCAGATGAAGGAGATAGATATTACTTGAGTTACCTTTTTCACCTTTCCGGGTGACTTTTTTTACCAGCCCGGACTCACAAAGGGCCGCAATATGATTCATCACAGAACGTTTGCTAATCTCGCACTGGTCAGCAATATGCTGGTAGCTGGGCCAGCACTCACCCTGATCACTGGCATTATCAGCCAGCTTGATCAGAACCAGTTTTCGCAATGGATTACCCACTCGAATTTTCATCGCTTTAACCATCAGCTCCATACTCATGCTGCACCTCCGAGATGCTTCATGTTTTTTCCGGAGCGAAAGGCTATAAGCGGCATACTGACGCGGTAATTACGGCCCAGCGGTTCACAAATCACCTTCTGACATTCACGGTCAACCAGGCTAACACGTAGAACATGCCCTGCAGGCGTGGTGTACCACTGACCCGGACGAGGACAACGGAAAGTCTGATTGGTAAAACGTTTGAAAATATTCCGGATCATTTGCGCCCCCTTACCTCTGAAGGGTTCAGCGACAAATTTATGAGGCAGGCCAGCGCCGAAGCATCATTAATATAGTCATATAAGCTAACAGCCAGCGGAGATTCGGCTTTTGCCAACATAGGATAAAGCTGCTGCAGCCAGACCTGATGAATTGATGAAATGTAGGAACAGAGAACGCTGGCGTTATGTGCAACGTCGCTCGGTACAGCGGGCTTTGAAAGCTGTTTCTCCATCTGGTTAAAGGCATTGATGTATGCCTCTTTGAACTGGGCAGCACGTTTACCCGTGAAACCCATAGCAAGAAACGCAAAGCCGTCGCGGGTTATTTGATAGCAAGGTAGTTTGCGGCCTGAAGCGTCGGTATAACCACTTAACACAAAATTGTGTTCAGCAAATTCAGCGGAGCATTCAAGGTTTCGAATTCTATCTAAAACCCGCTCATGCCGTTTAGTAAAGTAGTTAGCAACTGCAAGAGATGTAGTGACAGCACGACCATTGATGATCGTGATTTCAGGGTGAACAAAGGTTGGGATCGTAGCCATAATGGCAGCCTCGGTAGCAAGCTTAAAAAACTCACCACATAAGACGCCAATCATAGAGGTGGTGAGACGTACAGAGTTGGCGTTACCGGCGGCTACCCTTACCGGCGCATCTTGCGATGCCCCTGTACGCCCCACCATAATTTGGGCGTGACAAAATAATGCGTACAAAAAAACCGCATCTACGCGGTTGTACGCGGTAGCCTTCTCCAGGACGCCAATCCCGGCACCCGCTTTATAAGGTGCCTGAACAGTGTAACGTCCCGGAATGGCAGAATCAATGTGCTGGTGGTCCTTCACACTCAACAAAATCACGCCTGAATTTCCACAAAGGACTAAAGCACTCATGCGGGTAGTCTTTGCGAAGATAGATAACGCGCTGTGTTTCTGGCTCCCAACGAATAACATGGACATAAAGCCCTCTTCCGTCACGAAACCAGCGGTTAAGTTCCTGCACAACTCGCCCCCCACAGTCAGGTAAAGTTCTCTGTGGTTACTTACAGCCAGGTGATTTGGTAATCTGCATTCATGCCGTAACAACAGGTGTTCAGCGACGCTGACCACCAGCTGTTGCGACAAACGGTTATTTGCCGTTAAACTGTTCATGCGTTAGTTTCTCCACAGACACAAAACGCCACGACGCCCGGAGCTGCACACTCGCGGGCGTCACTCTTTTCTGGAGCGCAGAAAATTTTGTAGACCAGTGCCGCATGCTCCTGGAGCTTCGAAATTGACAGATACAATTCATCATTAATTGCTGTCTGCTCGTGTGGCTCCACTACCCCATCTTCGATTGCCGAACGAATCTGCTTTGAGTAACTCCCGATCTGTTCGATGACTTCCAGCAGGCGCTGGTTTATATCTGCGTTCTCTACTTCCTCAATTTCAGGAAGCGATACAAACACCCCACCAGCAGACTGTGCGACAGCATCCGCAATGTAGTGAGTGCCAGCAGCACGCTGTAAAATCATTGCCCATCCCAGCGGGAAAATCTGATCGCCATCTGCACGAAGGCGGTTGAATAAAGCGTTCTCTGTAACATCCAGCCACTCAGCAGCTTCAGCGTAACCCCCTGGCAACGCCGCGATGGTTTTTCTGACAGCTTTCACGTACCACTCAGGCTGTTTTTCCACTTTCCAGTGATGATTACCCACGGCTTACCTCCTGTTCCTGTGGTTTAAACCCATTCTGGTTTTGGCTAGATTGAAAACGTGCCGGATAAAGAATCTGCATTTCGCTGATTTCACCCTTAAAAAAATTGGCCAGACGTTCTGCAAGATCGATAGATGGAATTTGTTCCAGTCTTTCAATACGACTCAGCGTCGCTGGATTGACCTGAACGCCAGCAGCAACATGCTGCAAAGTAAGTCCGTGCGCCTTACGCACATTCCGTAATGGTGATTGCATATAACCTCCACATATTGCGTGATGAGCATATTATTTCACGCAAATATTTTGCGCAAGTTGATTTGCTTAACGCGCAATAAAGAAATGTAATAAACGCATGAACATAGGAAATCGAGTCAGACAACTTCGCCAGGCGAAGAACATGAAAATCGCCGATCTAGCTGAAGCAATAGGAGTGGATGCGGCGAATATCTCGCGCCTGGAAACAGGTAAGCAGAAACAATTCACTGAGCAAGCCCTGAGTAATATTGCCAGGAGCTTAGGTGTTGATATTGCTGATCTCTTTACCTCAGACGTCAAAAGTAATACTGTATGTAAAAACAGTATTAGTGAGGATGTTGCGCAGGTGAAGGATGTATTCCGTATTGAAATGCTGGATGTCAGTGCCAGTGCGGGAAATGGCCTTATCCAGGGCGGTGATGTCATTGATGTGATTCATGCCATTGAATACAGAACTGATAATGCTGTATCGATGTTTGGCGGACGACCAGCCAATCACATTAAAGTTATCAACGTTCGTGGGGACAGTATGTGTCCAACCATTGAGCCAGGAGATCTCATCTTCGTTGATGTCAGTATCAATCAGTTTGATGGAGATGGTATCTATGTATTTGGTTTTGATGATAAAATTTATGTCAAACGACTGCAAATGATACCTGACAAACTACTGGTGATTTCTGATAACCAGATTTACCGTGAATGGGGAATTACCAGCGAAAATGAACACCGGTTTATGGTCTTTGGAAAGGTCTTAATCAGCCAGTCACAAACCCTTAAGCGACACAATTAACCCTTACCTCCTCATCAATTAGCCACCCGAAGGTGGCTTTTCATTATCTATTAAATTGCATATCTCGCAATAAAACACTTGCATAATGCGCAACTTCATTTTATCTTTCTTTCCAGACCAACAAACAAGGTACTAACAAAATTTGGTTGTAACACGGCGTATGGCACATGCGTCGTTAGCGGTCTGGGGACGTTAAAGGGGACAATCCACTCCTTGCTCGGGCAAACAAACCAGGTAGCCGGAATGTGCAAGTCAATGATGATGCTGATAAGACGCCTAACCAGCGTGGCGATTCGGTTTGACGCCTGGGAAGAGACCAGGGTGCAACGATGAGGGCATTTATGGAGCCGCGACAAAGTGTGGTGCCGTAACTGGCTAAGTGCTCTCAGCGTTGTGGTAATCCGCGAAATGGCGCGGCGGTAAGTATGGCGGGGTTACTCTTTCCCCGTTGAGGACACCGGATTGTCAGGTTGACCATACGCCTGAGTGACAACCCCACCACAACAGCCACTGCTTTGGAGGTACCAGTTTGTACACTTGCTTCCGGCTGGTACCGCTCTTTTTACAAAACAGAGAAGAGCATCACCGGACGACGGGCTCATAACCCAATCCATCCGGGCGGCTGCCACCGCAGGTGTTCTTCTCTGTTTTGTGGAGAAACTAACCGACCTTGCAGGGTCGATATGATGAGGAGCAGCAAAATGGCTAGTGAACGCAGTACTGATGTGCAGGCATTTATCGGGGAGCTGGACGGCGGCGTATTTGAAACCAAAATCGGCGCAGTTCTAAGTGAAGTCGCTTCCGGTGTGATGAACACGAAAACCAAAGGGAAGGTCTCACTCAATCTGGAAATCGAACCGTTTGATGAGAACCGTGTGAAAATCAAACACAAACTCTCATATGTTCGCCCAACTAACCGCGGGAAAATTTCCGAAGAAGACACCACCGAAACGCCGATGTATGTCAATCGCGGTGGTCGCCTGACTATTCTGCAGGAAGACCAGGGACAATTACTGACTCTTGCCGGTGAACCTGACGGAAAACTCCGCGCAGCTGGTCGTTAATATCGTTTTTAATAAACTGATTATTTATCTCATCACTGAATATCTTTATATAGTGAGGACTTATTATGTCTCAGAACTTAGACGCAACCGCAATTAATCAAATCCATGCCCTTATTTCTGCTCAGGGTGTTAATGAAATTATCAGTAAGATTGGTGCCGATGCTGTGGCATTGCCTGAGAATTTCCGCATTCATGATCTGGAAAAATTTAATTTAAATCGCTTCCGTTTCCGTGGTGCGCTTTCCACTGCCAGCATCGATGACTTTACCCGTTATTCTAAAGATCTTGCAGATGAAGGCACCCGCTGCTTTATCGATGCCGATAATATGCGAGCCGTCAGTGTGCTTAACCTGGGTACTATTGATGAACCAGGTCACGCAGATAACACCGCCACTCTCAAACTGAAAAAGACAGCACCGTTCTCTGCTCTGTTGTCTGTTAATGGCGAGCGTCATTCCCAGAAGTCACTGGCAGAATGGATTGAAGACTGGGCCGACTACCTTGTGGGCTTTGATGCTAATGGTGACGCTATTCAGGCAACAAAAGCGGCTGCGGCTGTCCGTAAAATCACGATTGAAGCAAACCAGACCGCTGATTTTGAAGATAATGACTTCAGCGGCAAACGCTCCCTGATGGAGTCTGTCGAAGCGAAAACCAAAGATATTATGCCAGTGGCATTTGAATTTAAATGCGTTCCGTTTGAAGGCCTGAAAGAACGTCCGTTTAAATTACGCCTCAGCATTATTACTGGCGATCGTCCTGTACTGGTTCTGCGCATTATTCAGCTGGAGGCGGTGCAGGAAGAAATGGCTAACGAATTTCGTGATCTGCTTGTTGAGAAATACAAAGACAGCAAAGTAGAAACCTTTATTGGTACTTTCACCGCCTGATTTCATTACTGCAAATGCCCCTGCGGGGGCATTTATGGAAACGTAATTAACTCAATAATCGCCGGATGGTGAGGGCTTACTTTTACCCGAATTCAGCGCGGTGCAGCGCATATAAAGTGGAGAACGAAATGTCATTTATTAAAACTTTTTCCGGGAAGCATTTTTATTATGACAAGATAAATAAAGACGACATCGTGATTAACGATATCGCGGTTTCCCTTTCAAATATCTGTCGCTTTGCAGGACATCTTTCACACTTCTACAGTGTCGCCCAGCATGCGGTGCTTTGCAGCCAGCTGGTGCCGCAGGAATTTGCTTTTGAAGCGTTAATGCATGATGCAACAGAAGCGTATTGCCAGGACATTCCCGCACCACTGAAACGCCTTCTTCCTGACTATAAACGGATGGAAGAAAAAATAGACGCCGTAATCCGTGAGAAATACGGGTTACCCCCGGTTATGAGTACACCCGTGAAATATGCCGATCTCATCATGCTGGCAACCGAACGCCGCGATCTCGGGCTTGATGATGGCTCTTTCTGGCCTGTACTGGAAGGCATCCCGGCAACAGAGATGTTCAACGTGATTCCACTGGCACCGGGCCATGCCTACGGGATGTTTATGGAACGTTTTAACGATTTATCGGAGTTACGCAAATGCGCATGAATGTTTTCGAAATGGAAGGGTTTCTTCGCGGGAAATGTGTACCGCGAGATCTGAAAGTGAACGAAACAAATGCTGAGTACCTGGTACGTAAATTCGACGCGCTTGAAGCTAAATGTGCGGCACTGGAAAACAAAATAATACCAGTGTCAACTGAACTGCCACCAGCAAATGAAAGTGTTCTGTTATTTGATGCTAATGGAGAAGGCTGGCTGATTGGCTGGCGTTCTCTCTGGTACACCTGGGGACAAAAAGAAACCGGAGAATGGCAGTGGACATTTCAGGTCGGGGACCTTGAAAACTTCAATATCACTCACTGGGCAGTAATGCCCAAAGCGCCGGAGGCTGGAGCATAATGACCACATTTACCAATAAAGAACTGATTAAAGAAATCAAAGAACGAATCAGCAGCCTAGAGGTTCGAGACGATATTGAGCGCCGTGCTTATGAAATTGCTCTGGCATCGCTGGAAGAGGAGCCGGTGGCATGGCTGCATTCAGACAATGGCTTAGGTATTCCGGCAATAACCAGGAGCAAAAACATTGCTGACAGTTGGTTATCAATGGGCTGGTATGTTCAGCCGCTATATATAGCCAAGCCAGTACTGGTGGTGCCAGATGCTCGTCCGTCTTTAAATAATGGCATAGTCGGTTTTGATGAAGGCTGGAACGCCTGCCGCGCCACCATGCTTCATGGTGCCAAACCTGTAAGCCAGACTTACAAGTTGAACAAGCTGTCGGGCAACTCTCCGGTAACTCAGGATGGTTGGATAAGCTGTAGTGAGCGAATGCCGAACGATAAACAGTATGTTTGGTGTTGGGGTAAGTCTTACGGCTGGACTGAGTGCGATACCTTCGAAGGGTATTACGATTGGTCGAGAAACAAATGGTGGGCAGTTACTGACGATGGGGAAGAACCGGCATCGAAAGTAACCCACTGGATGCCGCTACCGGAGCCACCGCAGGAGGTGAAGTAATGAACAACTTAATGACAACTAAACAAGTCGCCGACTTCTGTGGCGTTTCAGTATCGACCGTTCTTCGCTGGAACAGCGTAAACAGGAGAACTGGCCAGAAATACAGGCCTGACTTTCCAGATCCTGATATTAAATCCTGCCCAAATAAATGGGCATCACGCAAGATATACAGGTTTGCTGGAGTTATTGAGTGATGGGTATTAGCTCATATCAGAACTAATACCCATCAATGACACAGAGCCAACTACCCACCCTGTGTCAGGGGCTAACTTTTAACACCATAATTCACCGCTAGATAAAAACTGTATTGCATTGCACGAGCGGCGCAGCATTATCAGTTAGAGTGTCTTTACCTTGTTAGGCTCCACAGTTCGCACTGTCCAACGCCTGTCACTTTCACACGCTGCGCCTTCGAGAATATTCATTTAATCGCTGATAACGAACATCTTGCTCCAGTTGTGGAGCAGCTTGAACAATTTGAAGCAAGCATTGCCCCAACTCTCGAGGCCTCCAGTGTTGTTCGGCAATCACGGCATTCAGCAGGGATAGAGCGTCCGCAGGATATCGGCTGCAAATATCTGATTCTAGCAAAAGGCGAACGTCGTAGCTAAGGTGTTCGAGCGGTTGCAGCCAGTCCTGCACCACTGCCAAAGCCGCCGGAAATTCACCTCGGGCAGCAATCACCATACGAGTCAACGATTCGGATATGCGTGGGGTGGCCAAGTTGCGGGACTTTGGCCAAACCTGTTGCCAAAATGGCTGGACACGATTTTTCCAATACTCCTCGCGCTGATCGCCCGCACCTTCAAGTGCCTGGTATAACGCCTGCGCGGCTACCTCCAGACCTTCTTGTGGAAGAGCACTAATTGCCGTTCGGAACTCCTCCACGGTATATCCCTCGGTAGGGCCCAGAGCTGCATAAGTCAGGAAAATAGCGAATTGCTGCCGGTGCTCGCCAAGATCAGAATAGTGATTGGCGCTCTCCAAAAAATCTGACTTGAAAGCTATCAGCAACGGTTCATACAGGCGTGGCGACCAGAGGAAGCCTTCCCACACAGCTTTTGCTTCGACGGGATTACTCCAAGCAAACAAGGGCAATAGATACTGTTCGGTCCAAGGTCGATCTACGCGAAAAAATGCGATCAGCCGCGACCCCAGCAACACCCGACCATGGCGGAATAGCTCTATCTGTACATTACACAATTTGGTGAAAAGTGTTTTCAATTCAACAGGAAGCAAATCATTGTCATTCGGGTTCTGTTTGAACCATAGGGTGATCAGTGATTGCGTGACATGCCCAATGGGATGATTGATCGCCGTAGAAACAGGATCATAGGTCTCAATTCCGTTTCGAATGGTGCTAGACTCTGGGCTTGTTTCTATCATCAGAACCCGACGACAAAGGGCCAGTAGAATCTCCTCGTGGCAGAGGATGGTCTTCGAAGCCTCCTCCATCCACCAAGTGACAGCGTGGGAAATCTCCTGAAGTACTGCGTCAGGCATGTCAAGCACCAACGGTGCGGCGTACCGCCACGAACGCAAAATCATCCCTGGTTCAGCCCAAGTCTGCAGAGCTTCACGCCACCGACCAACAGGCCACACATCATCTTGTGATAGTTTACGTAACGCATACAGACTGTGAAAAAAGCGCGTACGGCAAACATCACTCCAAGTGTCCTCATAGAAAGGCAGTCTTTCTGGCATAGGCTTTGCGAGCCATTGCACTAATTCCTGCCACTTACGGGGCGCAATGTCGACATCTATACTCTCCTCGAAGCCTGGATCACCGGTTCCGCTCATCCAGTGAGAGAATTCATCACGCTCGTTGGTTGCCAGTTGCCATTTTGGGTATGCTGTGGATATTTCCGTCAAACGTGTAGCCGCAGACTCTCCCAAAACAAGGCCCGCTCCCCTGAGCTTCGCTAGACACAACCAGACGGAATGAGCCACCAAATAATGCCACCTGTCTGCTTCCAAATTATCCTCGTACATCTCGCGCGGAGGCCCTGCCAAGATAGCAGTTTCCAGACGCTCTTGTGCAATTCCTGTCAGATGTCGTCCCTGCAAAACAAACAGTCTGAATACCTCTCGCCGAGTATCCGTGGCCCACAACCACCATGAACCGTCCTCTAACAACCAATTAACCCACCGCTCAGGTGGTATGCAGTTGTCTTGGCTTGCGGCAAACAGTGCCAGACGTTTGAAGGTGGGATATGGCAACTCAAACCAATTCTGAGCAATGCGCGAGGCCTGATCGCTGTCTTTGGCTCGAACGGCTAACCATGAATCCCGAAGTAATTCAATCAGGCTCACCCAATCGCGGAACCCCCGGTTCTGCCAGTGCGGAGTGATGGACGGCAAATCCCAATGCGAGCGGTCGTGACGATCGTCGGACTCTCCCAACTCCCGCAACAAGTCCAGTGCATCACGCAACAACTGCTGAAAATCTTCCAACAGGTATGGCAAGGACGATTTCCATGACTCGTCAGCAAGGTCGAACAGGGTTGAACGTACGTAATCAGCAGTCAGCACCAGCTCCCAATCCACCAATTGCTTGATTCGCAAGGGTTCATCAGTGCTGCTCGAATCGTCTTCACTATAGCGAAACGGCCGCCTCAACATAACCTTGGGAGAAAGCAACTCGCGTAACTCCAAGCGCAATGTAGTCGTCAAGCCTTCATTCTTTAAGCGGTTTTGCCAACGATACAAATCCAGGTTCTGCAATGGCGATTTCACACGACCACTAAGCAGAAGCCGCCATAAAGTAGAAATAGGTGGACCAGGAATAGCCAGGGGGGAATGCAAGAGAATTTCATCTAACTCAGAAGTCTTACGCTCCCGCATCAGTGCTGCTAAGCGATCTAGTTCGCTCTCAATCAGAAACATCCAACGGTCGTGTATTTGTCCGCCGCGTTCAGCAATCCATATGATCAACCTAGGGTCGCCCAGATAACGAACTAGCCAACGGGCTATATGGGACATTACGTCATCCCATTTGCTAGCACTGACACATCCAGAAACCAGCGACATCTGCGGGGCCAGCTCATAGGACGCAGGACGCTGAACCAGACTGAATCGGAGTTTCGGGTCAATTTCGACATGCGGAGATACACAAAAGCGTGGCAGATCGCTGTATTTAAATCGTTCGTCCGAGAAAGCTTTCAATAACCAATCCAGCGGCGGTGCAGGATTGAGTTCCGCAAAGCGTTTTGCTGGTAAACCTGATTTATCTGACAAGGCCCACAACATCCGACCAACGAAATCGTCCTGACGAGTGCTGTCCTGCGGGCGGGCCAGAGCATGTTTGACGACTATAGCCTCTTTGCCCTGTATACCATCTCGATAAGTATCTGCCCAAGCGTGCAACGTTTGATGCAGCACTGAATGATCAGTGGAGCCCGCCGGTACGGTGTAAAGGATAGGAGTGACCCCTTTGGCCTCCCACTCGATGGCTTTCCGGTGCTCCTGCCCCGGCTCACACTCCCCCAGTGCCCATACTTGTGGTGTGACTTCACCGAGCCTCCGATCTGCTGCAAGCGCATCCATCATGTAGCGCAGTACCGGGTCGTTGATGCTGTAGCCAACGAAGCAGACCACATAGTTACGAAATAACTCACTCACAAAGCGAGCTGCCCAACGCTCAGTGAGATAAGCCAAGCCAAAGTCACCGCTGGTAACAACCAGACGATTCAGGGCAGTATCATCCGCCTTTTCCGGTAACAGCCCATGCAGGTATACAAGTCCATCCCAGCGGCTGTTTTTTGGAATTGGCAGCATCGGCGCTACATAGGCCTGAAAAGCCTGGCCTGTACGTTTAGCTGCCACATGAAAGAGACGGTCAAAGTTGGTAGTGACCAATCGAAGGGCACCCTCGCGGCTACGGGCTAAACGTAACAGCGCCGCCTGAGTATCAATAGCGCCCCTACGACGGAGCCTTGGCTTAAGGGCTTTTTCCAACGCGCGTCGGACGGCTATACGCTGCCCTGGTAAGCGCCGTTCCAGCAAATCTAATGTGCCGTCAAATTGCCCACGCTCGAAAACCTCACGCTCAATTTCTGAAAGTGTTGTTCCGTTCCTCTGGTAAATTAGTTCTACCAACCCTTTGAAACCAGGTAAACCAGCAGGGTAGGAAATGCCTGCTCCACAGAAGAACACAACGCGCCCTTCCTCGTGCGCCTGCAAAAGCTCATCAGGAATATCAGGGCCGTTGGTAATGAATTGCATTCCTTTTCCTCCTATCCAATGTGCACGTTCATTCGAGTAAATGAAGGCAAGGGGTTACATCTTATTATACCGACCGTGCAAATCCGGCTTCCTAGCAAGCTACTTTACTTGCCAACTCATAATGTCCGAACTCCGAACAAAGCGGACTGCTAGATTTGATTGCGTTCTAGCTACGCAAAATATCATTTCGAGCCTGAACGAGTACAAGTAACAATCGATTCAACTCTCTCCCACCATGCCTGGTAGGCTTTACGCTGTTCTTCTAGATAATCACTCTTGTCATAAACTTGCCATACACCTGGCAGTTTATGACCGAGCATTATTTCAGCAATATGAGGCGCAGTAAGATCAGAAAAGTTTGTTCGTGCTGTTCGTCTCAAATCATGAAGAGACCAATGAGGAAATTGATACCCCAAACGCCGCCATGCGTACTGCATTAAATTGTAAGGCAGCGACTGCAATGATGTCCGACCAACTGGTTCCCTGCTTCCTTCCTTAGTAAAAAGCATATCGGAACCGTTGTTCATAGAGATAACGTATTTTATAAGCTCTTCAACCGGTTCAATAATGGGCCGCTTTAGCGGTTCGCCTGTTATATCCCCTGTCTTATGTCGTTCTGGTGGTACAGTCCATATTTTATTAATGAAATCAAAATCGTCCACCTTGGCAGTAATTAGCTCTGAACTACGGCAACCAAAATGCAGCAATAGTTTAATGAAGGCCCGGTATTTAGGAACCATTCGAGAACCATCGATCGCAGCATAAAGGATTTTAATTTCATCATGTGTCAGAAACCGTTTCTTCTGACCTTTACGGATATCCATATCTTTACCCGTGATATCCGACAGCGGGCGAGTTTCAATGAGCTTTCTCTTATACGCCCAGACATGGGCCTGCTTTGCGTTAATTAGCAATCGGTCTGCTATTGCTGGAGTCTTAGTGCTAAGAGGCTCCAGGACTTCTAACCAATCATGCAATGTAGCTGCATCGTGAGGGATATTCCCGATTTTAGAGAACAGGTGCAGCTCAAACGAGCGGAGTATCTGTTCAGAACCTTTTTTATTTTTTACACAATATGCTTCATACCAAGCACGGATCACAGATTCTACCGTCATGGCTTCAGTAGCTTTACGTTTTTCTGCCAGCTTGACCAATCGTGGATTGCGGTTTGACTCGAGTTCACCACGAAGACGGATAACTTCTTCTCTGGCCTCTTTTAGTCCAGTTGCCGGGTAAGTTCCGATATCAAGGCGCTCACCTTTCCCTGCCCATTGATAACGATATTGGAACACTACGCGACCTTTCGGTGATACTCTGACAGACAGACCATCACGATCGGATTTAACCAAAACCTTATCACGTTCCTTTCCAACGACTGAACGCAACCACGCATCAGACAGCGCCAT